GTCTTCCCCTTGGGGGAAAGGGGTCAGAGGCTTTTACTCAACCAACCGCAGGTATGACAACCAATCCCTCCTCACAAATAACTATACCCTATCATTCCGAAAATGGATAAAAGTTGGAAAACGAAGTGACCCATCAGGCGTTACTTCCTGATATCGGACTTCGATTAATCGACCAATATAGTCATCTGGATTATTCCAGATCTCCTGGCGAAGCTCGTCATCCATGCCACTTCCAACACCCACCTCAACGCCGTTATAGTCAACAATCAGCGTTCCACACATATCTCGGAATTTACCTTTTCCTTCTTCTATCCGAAGTACTTCAACATCAGCATCATGAAATGACTTTACCTTCATGACCTCATACCCCCTGCCGCGGCGATACAGGGCCTCAAGATCTTTTACCATGACCCCCTCATAACCCTCTTCCACAAACTGATGATGGTACATATCAATCTGGCCCTGGCATGCCAAAATAGTATGACGTGGAACTAGCAGAAGATATTTCGATTGACGCCCACCCGCGTAGAAGCGTGCTTCGAGCAATGCGCGTCGTTCCCGGCATGTTTCTCCAGGAAGGTCCTCAACCCAATCTTCAAGAGACATAAAATCGAACAAAGCTAGATATGAATTGGTAACATCCACATCATCTTTACGATATGCTTGACGCATGAGAGCTACAAAATCTTCCCCCATTATTTCGCCATCATAGAACCCATCGCCTAATCGTGATAACTCATATCCAATTGTGTCATCAAAATTTGTAATCTGCTTTCCAGATCTGGCATACAGAGTTGCTGCCCCATCCTTAACAACAGCACAACATCGAATTCCATCTAGTTTCGGTTCAAGAGCAATTACCTCTTGATTCTTAATCCTCTTTAGTTCGAACTTTTGTGCAAGCTGTACATCAAAAGTAGGAATCAAGCCAGGGAATATACTATTGATTGTCTTTGTCGATGCCCCAATCGCCAGGTGCTTCTTAAGAACCTTCCGCATCCACTTCTCTTCTCTAGGAAATGCCGATGATAAAGCGGTTTCCATAATTGATATTGCAGCATTACCGGTGTGATAACGTTCTGAGCAAAGCTTTGCACAATCTAAGAATAGGTTCCACCTATCTTCCTCTTCATAGCCACACTTTCGATTATCAAATGCTAGCTTCGGAATCTTTACAATATTGAATACAATGTACGGATCATTTGCATACTTCAATACACGTTGCAGTAGCATATTGTCAGAATGTTCCTGTAAGATTTGCTTCTTAGCATTTGAACCAGAAACATCTTTTACGGCTTGTAGGATATCAGATACTAACATGGTGTAACTCCTTGTATGACAATTATATCATACAATATATGGATTTACACGAAATTGCTCATTAAGGCCGGTCGTCTTTTACGCCTGTTCCGCTCCATCGTGCCTTGCGGCCACGGATATCATAATGAGTAAAAGTCAAATAACGACCAACACCACCCTGCATCATTTTACCCTCTTCGATAAGTTGTAGTATTGTAGATCTTACATCATCCGGATGCATTCCGTCCACCTTGATGTCCGAAGCTTTTGCCAACATATGCTGGCTTTTACGAGCACCACCTATCTTTCGATTATATGGGGGAGAGCGATACCCGCTAATTACCCTTATTGGAAGACCTATATGATCTCTAAGTACCTGTAAGTTTTTTGCCAGAAGCCGCACATTATCCATGTACTCTGGCGGAACATCCGATCCGTCTCTGCACCGAAATTCTCGTAAAGAAAAGTTTTTTGTTAAATCACCCATATGCTGAGTGCACTCCTGTTGTCATCGAAATGTTGGATCTTTTGCCGTCTTAAATAGTTCTGGCATAAAAGACTTTTTAAGCTTGAGAAGCCTACCGAACTTTACTCGGCCTCGGAGGTTTATCAAGACACCTTTTGGTTTCTTAACTTCACCGTCGATTAATAGTTCATCAAAATTATAAAATTTAACCTTAGCGTCTTTTGCTGGAGGTTTCGCAGCCATGGCTGTTTGAGCACATACGACGAAGGCAACAGAAAGGGCCAACGCTCGTATCACATGCTTCATCAGATCCCGAATTTGCCTGGGTCTATCTCATAGTTATTAAAGATTTCATCAACGCTATAGCCACCAAAAAATTCCTGAAGATCTAGGGCCGCATACTCTAAGGCGTCTTGTTGATTTGAACCTATACCGTCTAAATGCTTATCAATGTATACGTCCAATAGATCTGTAATTGCCCTATCAGCAATCTCTTCAGCTGTCTGTACGGTGCCCTCATTAATCTTTTGTCCCTTTACTGCAGCGGCAAGCTCAGGATGGGCACGAGAACGCATAGGACTAAAGGATTCTACTTCTTCCTTAATCAAGCTACGTAATTGTTTTCTAGATAATTTCACTTATCGCTCCCTACGGCCATAGGCTTTCACATTATCCCGAGTCCTTCCAATCTCATGACTACTAAGATGCCTAGCATCCTTGGCTGTCTTAGGGTCAAGGGCACTCCATGCGTCAGATAGTGCATTCTCTAAATAGTCGGCAAACTCCTTAGCCTTAGCTTTTTGTTGCTTACGAATCTCTGCATATTCTGGGCCACGAAGACCCTTAATGCCGCCACGCTTCGGGCCCCCAGCCTTCGCAGCACGCTTTGGCTTGGTTTGAACCTGGTATGTAAGATCCTGATATTCTTTTGCGAGTTGATCTAGCGTTGCATCACCCTCTAATACCGCCATCATCTGTGCTTGAATATCTCGACGTAATTCGGTTTTTAGCTGACTTAACTTCTTTTCTAGTTTATGTTGAGCGGCGCCGGCCATATTTCCTAAAATACTCTTGGCTACTCCGGCAAGCTTCACCCCGCCCCAAAGACCTGCAATACCTAATGCAACACCTGCTCCGATAGTAGCAATTGTTCCAAGTACCTCATTCATGTCATCCTCATTTAGCTCTAGTTCATCTGCTGTTAGAACGGGTTCTTCGCCATCGCCAGGATATCCCCCACCTAACTCTTCCCTAATGATTCGTCTTAACTGTGTCATTGTAATAGGCCGGCCGGCTCTTAATCTTTGGCGGGACTCTTCCATGCGTCGACGTTGTGACATTGGCGTAGATGTTATTGTAGCCTGAAGCCGTAATGCTTCGCTCTTTCGCCAGACCATAACCTGTTCTGCCTGAATTAGATCTAAATCATGCTCTGTCATGAGCATGCCCATATCAACGTCTAATAGTTCAAGTATTTCATCATCAGATAAAGGTGCATGTACCTGAGCCTTTAAGACCGCTAATTCTAAAACTTCTTTTGCCATTTTAAGAATCCTCCGCTACAGCTATTATAACCATATACATTCATGTGTAACTTACATAAATATCAACCGAAAGGAATAACGTACCTTAAAAGAAGACTATTTTAACTTGGAGTCTTCAAGAAGCATTTTCTTAACTAAATGCCGCCTCTCTGATTTCGACCTCACTAACTTGGGATCAAGCTTATATCGTTTAGCAGCTTTTTTCCAAAGCTTCCTAAATCGGCGTTGGACAACTTTTTTCTCATCCGGTGAAAGTGATACAAGCAACTCATCCAAAGTTTTTGGCTTATGGTGCCACCCTGTAAAACCAAATGAATATGGGTCCTCAGAAAGTACACTAGTACTATTTTCAATATCAGGCACAATTCCAGCATCCAGCATTAAAATCTGGAGAAGCAAGTTTCTGGAATCCATCTCAAACTCCGGTGCTGTGCATACGTCCTAGTATGCTATCAAGACTAACTGTTATCTGCTTCGGTCGCCGTAATTGTTGAGCTAGTTGATTCAGTATCTAGCTCAGCATAAAAATACCTTACCTCTGGTTGTTTTGAGTGGAGAACAACCCATGTTTCCAAAGTGAATGAATTGTCTTCCCCTTCAGGTACCTCATCATATTTGGCTTCGGCTTGAAACTTCCAACCAATCGTCCTTGATTCGTTATCCGGATCCTGCACACTTCCAACGATGGGGCCAAATTGCTCTTCGGCTGCTTGGCGAAGTTCGGCTACAGTCATCTCACCTACATCATTTAGGCCACCTTCATTCAGGCAAACCTTTGCAGCATGATCAAACTCAAGTTGTTGTACAAACATTATCGGTTCCTCTTTTTCTTCCTATAGTCCTTATTTCTTATAAGAACACGTTCTCTTCGTCGCGATGGTCTTGATATCAAAACCAAGGCTCCCATGAAAATTGTAACTAGTAATAATGTATCCACTGCTAACTCCGTTGTATAAATACCATGCATAAATATATGGCACCCCGAGCAGGATTCGAACCTGCGACCCACGGCTTAGAAGGCCGTTGCTCTATCCAGCTGAGCTATCGGGGCATAAATCAAAATGGATTATCCTCACAATATTGAATCAATTCCATAATATAGTCAAATGCTTCATCTGGTAAGTCCTTATATGAAACACCTCCGGCGGCATCCTTAATAACCTTGGGAATATGTGCATATGCATTTCTTCCCTGGGGATGTTTGGGATGATCTGGAAGCTTGCCCTTTAAGGCTTTAGCGGCTTCCAAGATCCTTTCCCTTATTTTCCCCTGGTTATCAGGTGACACCTAAGCATTCCTATAATTGTTATAGCAAAATGCTGCAAACAATGTGCAAATACCACAAATTAGATAATTTCCAGTCATTGCTGTCTGTACAGCAAATGTAGCATTTGCAGCACAACACGCTAAACTTAAATTTCGCCTATTGAATATTTTTCTCATTATGTACTCCTCATGTTGAATGTGGAGCCAGGGGGGATCGAACCCCCGACCTTCTGACTGCCAGTCAGATGCTCTCCCAGCTGAGCTATAGCCCCATGAAAAAAATGGTCGGGGCAGCAGGATTTGAACCTGCGACCCTCTGCTCCCAAAGCAGATGCGCTGCCAGACTGCGCTATGCCCCGATATGAGCGGGTGACGGGACTCGAACCCGTAGCCTTCTGATTGGCAACCAGATGCTCTACCATTGAGCTACACCCGCGGCCCATCTCATCGTCTATTTCTAAACGCTTTAATGACGCCATTATATCCTTCTTTGCGATATATCTTCCGAACCTCTCGCCTATACGTTCTCGATTTCGAAACCCCATCAATGTATACATCACAAAGCGCCCACCTATTCGGGCCACGATGGAAAACAAAATCAGCATCTACCTCTGCATCACTGTGGAGTGACTTTATAGTTGTACTAACTTTTGCAAACCTATGGCCTCGAAGCACCTTATATTGTGTACCCCCGTTGAAGTATACTGTAAACTTTGCACTGGGTGAAAACAGGTAACCATATCTACTGATAGCATCTCGCTGCAAAAGTTTTTTGAACTTCACCTGCTGGGCCTTTGTCAACTTATCCCAATTAGGTCGAAAAATTGATTCTGCATATGTTTCCCAATCTATGTTGTTATCCAAGAACACCTGTGCTGACTTAGGTGGACGCCTGGAACTATCAAGTATCTTATCTCGATACTTTTCAACGCCTCCTGGATTAAATGCTTGCACAGTTGTATATGCTTTGTATTGTGTATTCAGCATAATTTGTGGATCTCCCCCAGTGAACAAATATGCACTGGCAACTGCTACTACTAAAGACTTCATCTAACTACCTCTTGTAAAAGTGGAGCCACCGATAGGGTTCGAACCTACGACCTGCTGATTACAAATCAGCTGCTCTACCAACTGAGCTACGGTGGCTTATGTCAAATGTACCTTGCTTCTTCACTCCCGTCATAACAACCATTAACGGCAAACCCTGGAGGAAGTGCACATAACCTGCCAGTTACTTCAGAAATAAGTGGCATAAGGCCGGCTGCATCACCCTGATTTATACCAAGCTTCTCCATTAGATAATTGTAATGTAACATACCATCATTCTTAAAAATAAATGCTTTTCCAGAAGCACCACCATCCTGAGACCAGACAAGAATCCACTTATCACCCTCAGCCTTTCCAAACCAGCATGGATAACGAGTCCCGTTACCTGGCTGATGATCGTAAAATTCCATATTAGTCATGGTCTACTCCTTTGCGACATGCGCTTTTATTTGCTTTCTTTTTCTTATCAGTAAATACAGTTGAGCGGCCGCGCCATCCTGATAAGTCTCCGCCTTCTTTAAAGTACCGCGCGCGGTCTGCACCAGCTGTTCGACGATTACGCTCTATGGCGCGTTCTTCTGGGGTCATATTCCTCCATGCACGTGCGCGACGTACGACGTTAAGCTTCTTACGCTTTGATGCCTTATTTCTTTTTCGTCGACTCATCTTCAAAATCCTTTTGGATAAACTTTACCCAATCCTTTCCTGATATCCATTTCCCTAATGCAAATACCCCAGCGGCCAAGATAGCTAATAGAATATACCCAACTACAGTCCACCAATGGCCCTCTGACCATGCTGTACAAAGCTTGGTGACCATTGGGTGAAGTTGGCAAAAGTTATCAATCATCATCTTCCACCGGATCACCCTCTGGGGTCAGGCCTTGCCAAAGCATAAGTTTATCATGGAGATCAATCAGGCGCCGGCATTCCTCAATACCAATCTTCTCCAACTTCATCAGCGACATCATATGGTACTCACTAAGCGTTACCGTAACCTCACCCTCACCGATATCGACAATGATGCCCTTAATAAGCATCATTGGCATAATATCATAAGCCTCTGCAGGGGATCCATACTTCCCTTTATCATAACGCTTTTCAACCGCCTGCTTTGCTTCCCGAAGCCCACACTTTGTATCATTCCGAAGAGCCTTAATTGCCTGAATCTTCTGGCTATTAGCCATACATTCATCCATCTTCTTCATGGCCTGCGTCGACACACGTAGAACCTTGTTATTATGATCAATCTTGGACGTATTTTTTTCCATAACTCAGCTCCTATACCAATTATACAACAGACACGTACAATTTACACGAAACCGATATTAATCTTTAAGATCGATTGTTTCTCGAGGCCCACCATAGCAAGACGGGAATCCGCCCTTAGCCATGGCCCGCTCATAGATACATGGTGCAATCTTATCTGGATAACGAGCCTGCCATTCTTCGACAGCCATTGTTTCCGTATCAATCAGGTCCATATTTCCATCATCACAGCGCATCTCTGTAAAAACCAGAATTGCTTTATTCAACTCACTATCCGAAAGACTTTCAAAGTATTCCGGAAAATCGATTCTAATACCCATCACTCACCTCTTATAAATTGTCCATCAAATCCACAACACTGATATGTTGTGCCAAGAATGTTCCAGGTCGTCGTCACATGATGATGACCAAAATACCAGATTGGTGGCTCATACCCACACAGCCTCACAGCATTATCTAGATTGCGGGGAGTTGGGCTATCAGACCTAGCATACTTTGCCATTGGGACTCGGAGTGGAGCATCGTGCGTAACCACAACATCAGGCTTCTCTGTTTCCAACCTTTCGGCAAACAACGAAAACTCCTGATAGCTTGGGGTCTCATTTCTCCACCAGCTCTTTCCCTCAGTGCGGTGATGCCGATCGATCGACTCCGCACCCCCAAGAAATAGGTGCTTCTTTCCCTCAAGCGTAAGCATAGCTCCCCGCTGGATCCAAAAACACCCAGGTGCCAACTCTACCAAATCCGGGTTTCCTTGCTTCTCTGCAAGCTCAGCCCACTTATCCCAGTTATCATGATTGCCACCACATGTAATCCATATCGGGGCACCCTCTGGGCGCTTCGAGAAGTACTTGTGAAAACTGCATGGGGATCCACCCCACCTTGCACCAAAATCACCAACCTGGATTACATGAGATACGCCTTCCTTGATTGCTTGACGATCAACCATCACAATATCTTGGATAATCCCGTGGATATCACCAACATAAAAAATCATATCTCAACCCTATCACTTAAAAGCTTTAGATCCCTAACTTTCTCAGATCCTCGGTGGCCATCTGTCCAGAGAATGGTAGCCCAGCGCGCCATCGATCCCAGTGTAAAGATTTCCAAAACAATTCCGGGTACAGAATAACCTTGGTTCATCTTAACAAGATCACCGGCTCTAATACTTTGAACTGACATTTACTTCTCCTGTCTCATAATCAATTAGGTATTGATAATTAGCACCCATATGATCAAATCGCCAATTGTGTTCATCAATAACATATGGTTCATTATCATCAAGAAAATCTGTTTCCGGTGGGCCCTCATCAAGACCTGAACTGTGAAAGCTGCGAATACCTCCTGTGGCCTGGGCCCTGATTATCATAAGTGATAGACACGTCGTCGTATACTTATCCAAATAGTTCTGGATGCGATCTTTCATCGTCGCACCATCATAGTGAACGTAGCACCCATTAATTTTTCCATCAGGGAACTTAATCCCCAGCGCTGCATGTGTACTCATTTAATAATCTCCACTAGTATATGCATTATACACCCCCGGGGGCAGCTTTACACGAAGTAACCAATTAAAATATCTTTTATACTTCAAGAATATTCAACATTTCTTCCTAATAAAACATCTAGCGAAACACCACTTCGGCCCATTATCGGTTAATACCTTAACTAGTTTTCGATACTCGCCTTTGAAGAGCCTCGCAGACTCTACACAAAGATAAGTTCGGTTAGGTTCAATATCTTGAGGCCAGACTACTGTATCTTCAGTTAAGCCTATTCTATTATAATGATATGGAAAAAGCCTGGCCTCAGATCTATAATCCATTTCATCATCCTTAGTTCGTAGCAGATCGCCTGTTTCGAATTTTAGACTGTGTGCCATTATTGCATGCTCCTTCAGCAGCGGCTTCCTGAATCACATTCAAATAGCACTCATGCTCTGTCGTAATTCTTCCGTCTGCCCATCTTACTGTTGCAGAAAGCTTGGACTTTACCAATGATGTTTCTCGAAGTTCCATGATTAAACCGGGATCAGCCCTAACATGATTATTAAAGATTTCTGGGCATTTCCACCCTACTAAATCGCCGACCTTCATCTTAGCACCTCCCAATCATTACGATGTGAAAGTAAAATATCACCCTCTTTAGTCATAACCTCGATGCCTTCGTTAGTCATCGTGTCAAAGCACCCACCAAGATCATGTGATGTTACTGAGTATGATAAACCCATTGCTAACACAATTCCTATCTCTCCCCGCACGCAACGTGGCTCCTTTGCAGCCGGGCGCCGGGTGCCTTTATGTCTGACTAGTTCTCCAATCATTTAGCACCTATTGGTACCACATCCCCCTCAGCCTCGCCAAGGTTAACGGTATCTCCCTCTACAGGGGTAGGAGTTTCAATCTTTTTAAGAAAGTCATCCCGCATTGTTCGAAGCCTCGTTGGCACATTTCCCTTAGGGTAACCGTACGGTTCATCGAATTCAGTATCAACATAGTAATACTCAGAGTTTGCTGCCATCCTGACATTGAGGGCTACGCCCTCGCCAAACAGCTCATGGGAAACCCTGTCGTTAGTTGCCACCACTGATGGACGTGTAGTCCGCCCGATAAGCATTGTTGATTTACTCTTCTTCATTACTCTTCCTTTGCTCGTTGAATGAGCGTTAAATGTTCACAATCAATCTTGCGAAATGTATTATCATCGATTTCTATGGCTTCAATCCATTCGGAGCTATTAGCGGTGCCGGCGTCTCCATATGGACCACAATCCCAGTCACGAAAATATGGGTCTGACAATATTAGTACTATTCTACTCATATATTGACAAAGGTCGCCCGGGCGTAGTGTACAAGCTGTATCGCTCAATATCTTCTCCCCACCCAGCCGCGCCGGCGATGGCGCCTGGCGGATTGTTTCATCTTATACTCAAGCTTCTCAGCCTCCTTTTGCTCTGGGGTAACCCAACAAATCTCAGCACAAACCGTCTTACCGGATTTTGCCACAAAAGTAGGGGCATTACACTTATAGCACCTCTTACCAGTCTTGGCACTCTTCCAAGTATCGCGCATGCGATGTAGCATACGATCAACAATCTCCTCAATGTTACCAGTGCGGTGGACACGAGTCGATTTTACAATACCCTTTGTATCACCTGACTTTGTTTTATAGACCGCACATACTCGAATAGCATCCATACCATTTGATCGAACTTCCTGACCTACAACTGTTGTATATACCTTTACGGAAATACTTTCATCAATTGCCCTAGAGAAAACTCTCTCTTTGGTCTTTGCATCAACCTCAAGGTCCTCAGTAAAACCGGCCTCATCTAGCCTACCCATAATACTCAGGGCCAGCATCTCACGCAGGATCTGCAATCCAGGATCATAATCACCAGCCATCAAACCACCTCCAGTCTTTTAAGTTCAGGCCATACCGCTTGGCCGGCCTCGTATGTCATAGCTAAATTTGGGTCATTAGAACAAATTGCTCGAGTTACCCAGAGAGATAAAACTCCACGCAAGTCTTCGGGCACTTCATCCATACGAATAAAATCCTTCTTATATACATACCCGAGCCCTTGAGGTGCATTGGTATGCGGATTATTGAGATAGCAAATATCAATATGGTTCTTTCGAACTTTGGTTACCAAGATAGGGCCTGAGAACATTACAGGCTTATCTGAATATTGGCATTTACTAAATACGATATCGCCAACCTTCATTAAATCACCTCAAGGAGATCACGCTTGACATAAGCGGTTTCACCGGTATGAGTACAGAGTAGCATCGTCATACCTGGGGTAGCATTTCCCCAACCCAGCCGGACTCTGCATCGGGCCCGAAGAACCTGGTAGATTCGATCGCGGTGGAGAGTCACTTGTCTTGACTGCGGCGGGAGCTTCGACTCACCAGCGGAGTCCATCCCCTTGCTGGCATCGGAATCATACCATGCAGAAGTTTCTTCAGCGGTAACTGGGCGAGCTGCCTGGACGGTACCGGCCTCATCATTCGCGTAATTAGTTCGAGGGTATTGAAGGCCTCCACCAAACTTTTCGGTAAAGCATCGATCTACATTCAATTTAACCAAGGCGCCTTTTCTTAGGGTACTCATGTATTCTCCAGGTTGCGGTAGGATCCATTCCCCACCATCAATTATATTATACCCTAGTATGAGAATATTTGCACGAGCATGCCTAATAAATCCCTAAACTAATCTTTATTAGAACCCACTAGATTACCTTCGCCTGGACCTGATAGTGGGAATGCTTTCGAAGAAGAGGTATGATCACCTGGAACCAAAGCAACCAGAGATTCTCCTGGATATTGTTTTTCGAATGTAGCCTTGGCATCCATAGAGTCATGGGGCCCATTGAAAGTATTAACATGCGTATTTCCTGCTGACCAGTTATATGATACTGCAGTCCATATTCTTATAAACGTCATCTTTCCTCACTATGATAATAGTCTTTTGCTTTTTCAAGTGCCTCAGCAAGATCAGCTTCTTCAAGCTCTTCAAGGTCGACTGCCGATGATTCATATGCATCAACTATTTGTTCCAATAGTTCATAATACTCCTCGACGGTGTCTCGCAATCTTTCAACTTCTTCTTCAAGATCCCACTGTGTACGTGTTTCCTTAGTCATATTTTAAGCTCCTAAAATACCATTGTACAAGCAGGCCGAAATAGTCAGGCCTACCCACATTAGGTATTACGCAGGATATAAGTTATTCAGCCTGATCTGATGCGATTCCGAGAATCGCATACCCGCAGATATCATTCCATGGGCTCTCACCAAAAGCATCTTTCCTTGTTGCTAGTCTAAATAATTTGTCTAAGACACGAGTAATTGCCAACATGTCCCTGTATTGGTGGGGCTCCACACCATTTGGGTATAGTACCTGCAGAATCTCTTCAGCACGTCCAAAGCTGTCACCATAAGCTTCATTTTTTTCTTTCACTAAGGCACCCACCAACCGGCCGATTTCTTCAAAGTCTCTTTTCATGATGCTCCTTTAATAATATGGATTTTGTCCCAGGGCATGATCTGTTGCATCAACTACTTCAGAGATACCTGGAAATTCTTCTTGTATTGCATGGGTTATCATCAACTTCAGCGTTACTGTTGCGCTAGCACAACCCTGGCAGCCACCACCCATCATGATACCAAGTACCCCTGTACTTTCATCGTAGTCTTGTATTTGAGCATATCCCCCATGCATCTCAAGGCCAGGATTTATCATTTCATCAATAAATTTTTCAATTTGATCTTTATTCGGTCTTTCCACTTTGTTGTACCTTTCCCATATCAAATGCAACTGACTCGCCACATCCACAAGATTTTGATGCATAGGGAGTTTTGAATGTAAACCCGGAAGACATCAACGATTCTTCATAATCAATCTCTGTACCGGTAAGAAAAATTATTGATTTCTTACCACAATAAATCTTTAAGCCATCGTGCTCAGAGACAACATACATCGACTCATTTTTCGGGGGTTCAATAAAATCAAATTCATACATAAATCCAGAACATCCCCCGCCCCGCAGGCCGACGCATAATACCCAATCCTCCGGCTTCTGCAACTTCGTTCTCATCTCTTTAGCTTTTGCAAGAGCCTTATCTGTTATTTTTAACCCCATTACTTTTTCTTCCTCTTTTTGCCATGCGTCTTTTTTACCTTAACTCGTTTCTTCTTCTTCTTGCCCGGGCCGTGTGACTGTTGCCTCGGATCATCTGGGTTAATCCCTCTTAGTTCAAGGCGTTCTCGACGTTGTAACTCAGCCGTAAGCTTAGCCTTACGCTTTCTTAGTTTAAGTATTTTCTTCTGGATTCTTTGGCGTTCCCAATGTGAAGTCCTGTTAAGATAAAGTAGTCCAGCTAGGTGATCTGTTTCATGTTGTATTACACCGCCGAGGGGCCATGGTGCGTCGAATGATTTAGACTCCCCTTCAATATTTTGATATGTTACGTGCACACCGTCTTTTCTTTTCACATGTGCATTATAGCCAGGTACTGAAAGACATGCTTCTTGCCATCTAATCTCATTGCCAGAAAGTTTCAAGGCAGGATTTATTAGAACTAGCAAATCCTCATTTCCTGAAAATGGATCTGGATTATCGATCTCTATTCTGCCACAGTCAATTACTAGCACCTGTTGATGCCTGTTGATCTGTGGGGCTGATAGGCCGATGCCAAAATTAACATTCATAGTGTCAATTAAGTCTTGTACCAATGATCTTAAATCATCATCAAAATCGATAACTGGGACTGATTTTTTATTTAGCCCTGAGCTGGGCCATGTCAATATCGTACGATTAGCCATGGTACAATTATAACGGGTTACTGTATTGAGTACAAGAGGCTACTCTGGATCGGGTGCAAAATAATGGCCGATTGTGCATGCAATTCCTGATAATACGTTTAGCAAGCAAAGATCCCAAAGCTCCATTGATGCACTGCCAATGGCCAGGCATACATTCATTAAAACAAAGATTAGCCACACCCATTTTGGAATTGGTAGCCACATCTTCGGTTTATTCAATGGGTTTCTCCACAAAGTTATGATCCCAGACAAGCAGCACCTGACCATCTACCAGGGCATGCCAACATTGTCTTCCTTGACGATCTAAAAGAACAGCATTCGTCTCTTCAAGAAGACTAACGGCTGGGCGGCCTATGGCCGGTTTTCCAATACCTGGGACAATAAAATATTGTCCGGAACGTAATTTTACTAACTGCCCTTGTTCTGATGCTTTATTTATGTTTATTTCATTCATTATTATTCCTGAATTATGCCTGGCTTTCTGGGTGCCCTGCCTTGACCAGTGACCCAACTATCTGAGCCTTGGTACTCTTACTGCTCAGCCCCTCTATATTTACACTTTGTGCAAGTTCAAGGAGCTGACTCTTTTTCATCATAAAGTTCCATATAATTTTCTTGGACTTTTCAGGCTCTTTAACAATTGGAGTAGGTGCAGGCTCAAGAGTACTTTTAGCCTCTTTGGCCTCAGGTTTTGATGCCACTTCAGCTATAAATGGTTTTATCATTGGTGCCGGACTTTTTTTAGGTTCCGGCTTTTTTCTAACTGGCGGCACTTTTACCGGCTGCTTTGGTGTGGGCTTTGGCTCTGGCTTACGCTTCGGCACCTGCCGTGGTTTCGGTTTTGGCTTAGGCGGTATACTTTTTGATTTGGGTGGCGCAGGATTATTAGCTGCAGCCAAAAGATCTTTTACTGCATCATGCTTAGGCGGCGATATTGATCGTTTCTTACATTCTGCCTCTAGATCGGCATATGTCTGAATCTTCTTGCCCCTCAGCCATGCAACAATATTTAGCCCTCTTCTCTTAGTATAGTGCTCCCAACTTATTGGCATCTTTACTCCTTTTGACTAAATATCAATCTTACTGTCGTCATCGTAAACCTCACCAATCAATTCAATCATACCCGATTGAAATCTAGGATCGCGTGCTGCTTTTTCAACATGTGACGGATCATCAGCCAGATCATATAGTTCACAAAGAGGGGTTGCTAGCTTTTTCATAGCCCGCAGGAAAATATTCCTTGCAGTAGCATGATTCATCTGATGGCCATCTTCGGTCATCTTCTGGGCAATGGTCCTATAGTCCATTCCTCCATCCGTACCTGTAACAGTTGCATATCCCTGCTTACTTTTGAATCCCTTTGGCATACTCATACTAAACCTCCACTTTGGCATTGATAAGACTATCAACCGCACGTTTCTTAATTGAACTTAGTTCCCGGTTGGTTACAGGAAAACTACTATGATCTGTAGGGTCCTCAGTTATTCCAAACCGAAGGCGCAAGATCTTTTCTTCCCTATCAGAAAGAGAATGAAGGGCTTGGCGTACAACCTCTGTAATCTTTTCTTGATCTAACTTTTCGCCTGGATGCTTTGCGTCAGTATCAGGAATAACGTCAGCTAACTTCCTGCCAGTTGACGGACCAGAGCTTCCACCGTAACTAATTGAACTATCTAGCGAGATTGGTGTTCCCGCAGCATCAATAATGGCACGCATCGATTCTAAGGATACACCAAGAAGCTCAGCTAACTCCGCTTGTGAAGGAGGAGCTCCGAACTCCTCTTCAAACTCAGCTGCAAACTTCTTCATTTTCCATAGCATACCTTTTGCATGGGATGGTAGCCTGATTGAGTTTGAGTTGGATGCAATATGACGCATCACCGCTTGCTTAATCCACCAACAACCATATGTAGAGAACTTAAAGCCCCTACGCCAGTCGAACCGATCAACGGCTTTCATCAAACCAATATTGGCTTCCTGGATCAAATCCTCAAGTGGACAGCCTCTATTTTGATATTTCTTTGCGATGCTAATTGCTAGCCGAATATTGGCTGCAATCATATGGTCTCGGGCTTGCTTATCACCCTTTTCAATTCGTTTCGAAAGAGAAACCTCTTCCTCACGTGTTAGCAATTTTGTTTTACCAACGTCCTTAAAGAACGTCGAGAGTGTATCACTCATATTAACTCCTCTTAGTTATTTAACTTTCAAATTCCAATTAGCGAGTCATTCGTTCTCTGTACCGAGAACTCATTGGCCGGCCTGGACGGTCTGCGGTTTTCATGCCGCTTTCCATATTCTTTTTTTTTAGCCTTTGTGCTTCAAGCTTTTTCTGTACATTTCTCCTTGTTACTCTGTGATCGATCTCCCTTCGAAGATAACAATATTCAACTTCCTGCGTTCGGGTATCTTGGCCCTTACGTCTCTGTGCTTCAATTTTACCCTTAATATTTCTTTCAAGAGCGTAAAGCTTCTCATCGGTCATTTCCATTAATTGCTTCGTATCGAAAAATGCGGCGTCAGTACTCATGTTCTTTCCTCCAGCTATGAGATATTGAGTTTCTTTATATGCCTATTGCTTAAATTACCGATCTACTACTATAATATAAGTATAATCACCCCCTCCTGAATGTATAAGGGACATTTCTGTCATTATGCTGAATTTTGAAGAGGCCATTATTATCCCTCTACTGCGTATCGTAATTGCTCAAGCGCATCAGGATCGCCCATTCGATGATTTGCACCACACCTAACAACCTCAATCCCTGGGCTGCTCATTAACTCCTCAGAGTCTTCAATGTGGACAATATCATCTGTCGGACAATGTAAGATCGTGGTACCTGGTGGAACATTTGGAGGTACGTCAAAATGCCTCCATGCGGGTGCAATCAATACTAACTTAGCACCCTGTAAATCTAAAGACATCGCAACAGCGCCGCCACGAGAAGACCCCACAACAACGTCAGGCCTTTCGGCGTCAATCTCTTGTTGTGCTATCTCTACAGATTCCCCAAAGTTTCCTTTAGGTAATCCAGGATCAATAACATCATAACCCAGGCTGCGGAGATGCCTGGGTTTTATCCCACCTGGCATAGACTCAAGGCCATGTAAAAAAAGTACTTTCGACATAAGTGTCTTACCTCTACGCTTCTAACGTTTCGCCAGTAGTTATATCAATAATAATAGGTCCACGGGGAATGGATTGTTCTGGCACATAATCTGTTTGGTGGCCATCGGTCGGGTAAGGTATAGGAATATATAGACGAGGGCGATTATTGTCCTCTTGCTGCTCACGGCGGGCTTCTTCGATACGCCGAAGTTCCTCTATGATATATGGGGGCAGATGTGTCATCGTTATACTCCTTATTGTCCTTACATATAAATAATACCATACATGGGAAACTTTTGCACGAAAAGCACTATTATTTAATAAATTCTTTTAGGTTCGAAAATAACTCATCATGCGATTCTGGGAAATCACCGTAGCGAGCCTGATACTCTTCACGATGAAGTTCGGCAGCAGTTCCATACCCCTTTGATTTTAAGAGGTTGTACCCTACCCAGTCTGCTTCTCTTTCGATCTTTTCATCCCTATGGCTTGTTTGATCGATCTTTGAATGTCCAGCTCGATAATGCCCTAGCTCATGAGCCTGAATTACCAGTAAATGATCTTCTGAAAACCACGGCTCATCTACTTCGGCTCCATCAATAACCATAAGATCTAGATCATGCATCAAAAATGCAATACCGGCTCTATCAAAGTGAGGTACCAGCTGGCTGTATTTATTTGAGCCAGGATAGATTATCACCACATTAAGGGTTGGATCCAGGGGGCTTGAAAATACTAATTCACTCTTATTTTTGCTCATTACTCTTTTTCCTATTTTCAGGTAAGCGCTTATCACAAAACTCTGCGAGTGACCTAAGATCTGTTCCGCAGGGTGGATGAACACCAGGAATTATTGCATGTAATAGTTGGCACATACTGGCACATAGCAGTTTAATGCTCACTGTTACGGCACAATAAAAGTGTTGCCAGTATGTTTCCCCTACGGAACGCGGGTGCTTGAAAAACATATGATCTAAAAACTTCATTTATGCCCCCACATTGCCATATGGCAACTAGCTGCTATGACATTATCAATGTATTATCAGGACCTGGGTCTTCTTCCCCAACATCCTCAATCATGGCGCAGCCTACGGATAATAAATTACACGCTGCTGACGATGCATGTTCCAATGAAGACCTAACAACCTTGAGTGGATCAATAATACCAGCCTCCAGCATATCAACATACTCACCGGTAGAGGCATCATATCCCTTATTATGATCTTTTGAGCGGGCCACCTTTTCTAAAACAACCTCAGGTGCACCGCCAGAATTCCGAACAATCTGCATCAGTGGAGCGCTGCATGCCTTACGTACAACATCGATTCCTACCTGAACCCCCACGCCGTATTCTTTCTTGTTCATCTTAAGGCTCTCTAGATGACGCGCTGCCCTAACCAATGCAACACCCCCACCGAACAATAAACCTTCTTCTACAGCTGCCTGTGTAGCATGTAAGGCATCGTCGACCCGGTCTTTACGTTCCAGTAATTCAACCTCAGTTGCACCACCAACCCTAAGTATCGCAACTCCACCAGCTAACCTTGCTAGACGCCTAGTAATTGCAGCTTGATCTGGTACTGACAATGTCGGGTCCCTTAATACTTTCCTTAATTCATCGGCACGGTGGTCAATTTTCTCTGCATCTCCAGCACAATCGATGAATGTAGTATAGCCCTTTCCAACAATAACTTTACGACATGTACCTAATTGCGTAAGGTCAATATCCTTAATATCATCCTCAGAAGCCATGCTCAATACTTCACACCCTAAAATTATGCCTAAATCTCCTAAGGCACCAACCCTCGACTCACCAAACTCTGGGGCCCGAATGGCACATATGTTTAATGTACCCTTTACACGGTTAAGCACCATCCCATGAAGAGCCTCGCCATCCACATCATCTGCAACTATTAATATCGAGCGTTGTGAGCCATGTATCTTTTCGAGTATTGGTAAAATATCATTCAATGATGTAATTTTTCTATTTAGCAAAAGGATATAGGGATTGTCCAATACTGCAGCCATTTTGTCTTGATCTGTAATAAAATACGGAGAAAGATAACCTCTATTAATCTCTGTTCCTTCAACTACATCAAGTGTTGTCTTAAACCCCTTTGCTTCCTCAACAGCAATGACACCATCCCTGCCAACTTCTTTCATAGCCCTACATAAAAGCTCACCAATTGTACGATCACCATTGGCAGAAATTGTACCTACCTGAATTATTTCCTCATCACTGGTTACTGGTACTGCAATCTGTTTTAAGTACTGTACGACCTCTTCGGTTGCTATGTTTATTCCCCTACAGACCTCCGTTGCAGAATATCCAGCTGCTAACATCATTAACCCATCATTAAAAATGGCCTGAGATAGAACTGTCGCTGCGGTTGTACCATCACCCGCTACCTCAGCTGTCCTGCTTGCAGCTTCCTTTACCATCTGTACACCAAGATTCAAAAACCTGGCCCGTAGGTTTATAGCCTTAGCTACGGTCACACCGTCTTTTGTCAAGTGTGGCACCTGGCCGGGGCGCTCAATTACAACATTTTGCCCACGTGGGCCCATAGTAATTTTTACCGCATTAGCTAAGACATCAACACCTTCTAGAAGTTGTTCTCTAGATTTCGAGCCAAAAACTATCTCCTTATAAGAATCAGTAGTCATTAATCCCTCAGTAATTTTCGATTTGATTCTAACATAAGAGTATTAGTGTTTAGGATTCTTCTCTCCTTAGTTAACACATTCTCTGCTAAGATTACATCACCAACAATTATTGCAACCTCCTGCTCTGTAATCAAACCAGATTGTCTCAATTTTTCCATATCATTATTGGTAACAGGTTTTTCAGACATACTATACCTCCTAAAAGCTTATGCATTACAGCAAATAATACTATACTAATCTTCTCTTGTAATATAATAGCTAGCTGAACGATCGAATGTCGTAACAAACTTTGACCACGACTTTGCATTCGTAATTGAGAAAAATTGCATATCGTTAAATTTTGCCTTAATAGTTTTCCAGTTGACGTCCGGACTAGAACGCTCAAAATCTGGCTCTTCATTCTTTAGATCATGAAACCGAATAAGGCTACAGTTAACTTCAAACTTCTCTTTATGTCCCGGGGCTTTTTTCAAAAACTCTTTTAATAGCTTCGGTGAGTCGACTAATTTTTTGGCGCGCTTATTTCCAATCCCCTCAAATCCCTGAATATTATCAGATGCATCTCCACGAAGAGCCTTATAAGAAACATAGTCAAACTCTACTTTGGGAATGATCATTTTTCTAACAGGATTATAGATCTCAACATTATTACATGTATTATGCAATTGATAAAAATCAGAATCTGAAGAAATTATGACACATTCATCTTGGCTATGTGTATGCTGCACTAAGTGAGCTAATACATCATCGCACTCATAGTCTGGATGGCGGACAGACGTTATTGGAAAATTCTCTTTCATTAACCGAATGATCATTCTCTTTTGCTCATGAAAGTTGTTATTATCTGCGCGGACCCGGGTTCCCTTATATTCAGGTAATAACTCCATTCTACGTCGAGGATATCCTTCTAGAACAAAATAAATCTTATGAGGTTCAAACTTCTCTACTAAAACCCGTAAACTACGAAAAAAACTATAAACCGTACCATGTTTTCCTTTATTGAATCCATGATGGGCTCTATGAATAAGGTTATATGCATCTAACAGTAGTACTTTCATAGGGTGTCTCCTGCAATACCATCAGGCAACCTTACGTTTGCAATCTGGCCATCGTCTAAAGTTATCTTCATTGATTCACCATTTTCCTGATTTTTGCTGGCATCTAATATTGGGGGTGTATCCTCTGAGTGCTCGTACTTGAATCTCTTTTGCGCTACGGCCACTGCCTTTTGAGTCATATCAAGTATCGTTGATTTTGCATTCGTTAGCATTGCATCCCGAACATCCTCAATTGATGTGTACACAGCACCATCTAAACCAGAAAGTTCGAATGTCTTATCACCATCTTTAGTGGGAACATTAACAGAATACTGGATCTCTTCGCCCTGTAAAGAACGACGAACCACTTGTTCTATTACTTGTACTGGAATAATTTGTGGGCGCTTATTTAGCACCACAAATAGTATTTGGCCAACTTCATACATAAAAACACCTTCCCTATGTGTACGCTACATATAATCATACCACGTACGAGGAAGGTGTTTCAGCTTAAAAACAGCTTATAGGAACTTTCTACATGAATCCTGGGCCGCCGAAGCCTTTTTTGCCGCCGGGGCCACGTGCAGCTGCACGATTGGGATTATTGCTACGGGGACGGAATGCATCACTTGCAAACCCCATGACTGCGCTAACGCTGCGGCTCTTTTGAGCATTTTGAAGCTGCGCAGCATCACGTGAGGCCATAACCTCATCGATAACCTGGCCAACCTCTTTGCGAATGATTTGACGAAGCTTGGCTTCCTCTACGGTGTCAGAATCCTCTGTCTCACCATCTTCTGCTTCAGCATCTGCGGTTGCATCATCTTCTGCTTCAAAAACCTGGCTACGATTAATGCTTTCATTCAAAGCGTTGTCTCTATATTCATCTCGAGAAATCAATCCTGAGAGTCTTGCTATTCTATCCGTATTCCAATTCATCATTATGCTCCTATGACCGTGGCATCCACAAATCATAATTATGGTGCTACAGGGGAAACTTCTTTGGTGATGCACTCATCAGAATCAAAAAGTGATAATTGAGCCCCACCAAGGCCTTCAAGCTCAAAAGAAAATCGGGGTGGTGTAGTTTCCCAATATTCCAACTTTTGCTTTATTTCTTCACGTTGGGCCTGTGTAGTAGCAGCCAACAGTTTAAGGTTTAACTTGTCAATATGTTTTTCGTTTAGATTTATTGCGGTACCCATAAGCATATTGCATTTCTTCATGCCTTCATGCTTTTTCATAGCGACCTTGCCACGGGAGCCATTTGCAACTGGACGAAAATCATCAGTAGTAAGGCCGATGAAATGTAACACAGCAAACTTCTCAAAATCATGATCCGCAATAAGGTACAGGTAATCTAGGCTGCCCTTTTGTTCTAGGGTCCTAAAGTCTGTCTGAAAGCTAATTGCTCCTCCTTTATGGCGAGAAGTTAGCTTACACTCAAGCTCCTTATTAAGGGAGCCAATAATAATATCTGGTTGCCCTGTTTTGCCATCTGCGGATACACCAGCATATGCAGTAGAAAGAACCTGTGAAAAGAATTCTTCCTGAGCTTGGGACATTACGATATTTCTTCGCCCCAGATTATCTAGCAAATCCATACCGTGCTTATTGTATAACCCTACAACATCGGTATGAAACTGTTTCATCTTTCCGACTGCCTGTTGGGCCATTTCTCTAGTAATGTAATTCATTGCAATACTCCTAATATTGTTGTATAGCAATTATACCCCATTCGATGCAAATTTACACGTTTTTATTAGCTATTATCTGTATCCAGGGCATCTAGTGCATCCAAGGCATCTACATCATCATCAGTTACCTTAACACGTATGTTGCTTGTAATTTTAGAGCCCTTAACAGCAGCTGTCCTTAGGGACTCAAGGCCCAAAGCAAACCTGACATTATCATATTCCATATGGGATAACTTTTGTTTTAGTATATTCATATTGGCATACTGATGTAGGTCTAATTGTGTTACCGGTAGCTCTTCACCATCAAGGCCGGGCTCAAACTCTCCGGTCTCCCTAGACTCAAACATAAAAAGCATATTAGGCATATGCTCGCCAAGTGGTACCTGAATAAATGGTATGTGAGAACTAATTCCTTCACCACTATCTTCATACATTATCTCTGGAATCCAGGGCGTTTTTACTTTATTATCAGACATATATTACCTCTCCATTTGATAAATACAGTATTGCATAACATGTGGAAATGTATCAATATCATGCAATATGTAAAAAGTCAACAATGGGTTAATTCTTTATTTCTTTAACTGCATTTTTAACTGCATCAATCAATTGCTGGCCAGCTGGGGATGCTGATATCATGTCCCAATCATCTTCTGGGGGTACATCTTCCATTACCACTTTTAGTGCTGCATCGGCCATCTGTTTGACACCTTCGAAGATCTTTTTCTGTAGTGGCGTTTTTGATTGCATAAAGACAATTTGTTCCACATGTTTAATAAGCTCTTCTTCATTTACTTCCTCCGGAAGTTCAGGTGACTCACCGTCTTCTCCTTTTGGAATTTTCTTTCCCTTAGCTTCTAAAACCGCAAGGGCCATAGCATTCTTTGTATCCGGATCTTTAAGCATCTTATCAACATTAGCCTGAAGCTCTTTGCCTAAAGCAGCAATGCCACCACCACCAATATCTAAACCACTAGAGTTTGCCTTATCTATTGCAGCCTTAAATGCCGGCGCATCCTCAGCCCTATACAGGCCATCCAGTATTGCAAACTTTGCCCGGGCATCATTCATAGTATCTTCGATAATCTCTATCTTTGCCTTGACAAGATTCATAGCATCTGACTCTATTTTGTCCAGGATCCCTAGCTCATCTAAGTAACCTTCCATACCTGTCTCTAAATCGCCACCCTTGGACTCTTTATCTTCCTCAGCCTCAAGCAGTACTGCTCCATCCGGGGCATGGTGTGCAATGAAGAAAAGTTTTGCCAATGCTTTTAGTGTGCCTCCTATTACCCCCGGGTCGTCAGGCTCTTTATCTGGTTCATTACCACCAACAAGTGCACTTGCCATTGTCATATCAAACCCAGCATCTTGAAGATACTCAACTGCAGCTGGTGTATTTGATATCCCTTTTGCCACCAAGCCAGCACCTAAAAATCCAGCTGGGTTTAGCATAAATCCTACCAACGCAGTATCACCACTTTCCAAGGCTTTATTAATGGGCTCCATTACCTTAGAATATTCTTGATCAATTTTATTCTTGCGCTGGCCCCAGGCAGCATGTTGCTTCTCCATTTTATCAGGATCAAATGTAGTTAATAGTTCAAGATTTAAGACCACAGAGCTTGTAATATCCTTTACAGCAACCTTAGCAACCTTAAAAACATTTGCAAATGGTGCAACCCAAGTATCATAAGCCTCTTCAGGTGACATCCAGCTAGGGCCGCCCCATTCAAAAAGCATTGACTTAGATCGGTACTGGCGATCTTCTCTTATTATATTCCGAACCCACCTACGTACCTGTTCTTCATTTTGTCTCTTAACGGTTTTATTCATATTCTGGTAACCTCAACCTTATGCCTGTCATATCTTCATAAATATCAATTACGACCTGCTCAAAATCATTCAATGACTGTTTTTTTGTCTTTGGGTCTCGTGTTGAAAAGTTTTTCCTCATTTTAGAAGGTATGGACAACAATAAGTATTTCTTAACTGGCATCCAATCCTTTTCTTTCGAGCCAGAACCGGCAATAAGTGCTAGTTCATCGATTATTTTTTTAGGAATATCCATTACACCCTTTTCGTGTACAATAATAACCTATAGATATTTACCTGTAACGGCGATATTTATAGATTGAAATGGAACGAGGTTACAAATGAAAATCGGTTTAGTCCCAGTATCAGCAAAGCCATACCATGCAGGCCATCATGCCCTAGTATCAATGGCTGCAGGAGAAAATGACAAAGTTATTCTATTTGTCTCCACGTCTGATAGAAAGCGCAAAGGTCAGTTTCCTATTTTGGGTGCTGACATGGTCAAGGTCTGGCAAGAAGAACTTGAAGGTATCATGCCACCCAATGTTGAAATTGAGTACGGGGGCTCACCGGTCAGAAAAGTATGGGATGCATTAGGGACTGCTAGCGAAGATCTGGATAACCAGGACACATATGTTGTCTATTCTGATCCCGTCGATACAGCACAAAACTATCCTGAAGCTAGCCTTGAAAAATATTGTAACGACCTAAGGGCATCAGGACAGTGTGTACTTGCGGCAGAAGAAAATCCGGGAGCATTTACTCGTGGAGAAGGAACACCTAACATTAGCGGTACTGCAGTTAGGGAAATGTTGGAAGCAGGAGACTTTCAAGGATTTGCAGCAGCAATGCCCGCGGGGGTAAACAGTCAAAATATTTTTAATATTCTTACCCAAAAAACTTCTCAAAATGAATCCTTACTACGTAGCCTTATAAGGGAAACAATTCTATCTGGTTGAGAATCAGAGAAGAGCAGAATCCAAGATTATACGTAAACCGCTATAAGAAGTTAACAGAAAAACTTTTTAACTGGTATAGGTATTTTATGGAGGCTGTAATCTTTTGCCGAAAATCTGTGCCAACGCTGCACTCTTACTCCTGGCCCTTTTAGCAGGATGCGTTGCCCATGTACAAGACACTAGCCCCGATGATGATGACGATGATACACCTGCTTTAATTACCTGGACAGATTGCGGTGGCAATCCTGGTGATAAAGCATGTGATTTTACGTTTACAGATCAACATGAAAATGAGTGGAGACTTTATGACCATTACGGTACAGTAATGGTATTGGATTTTTCTACGATGTGGTGTGGGGTTTGTCAAAATATTGCCCCGCTAGCGCAACCACACCAAGATGATTATACATCAGCAGGCCATGATTTCTTATGGGTTACGGTATTAGTTGATGAAATGACATGGGGGGAGCCTCCTAGTCTACAAGATATTCAAGACTGGGCTGATATCAATGGAATGTCAACTTCCCCTGTTTTAGCCGGTGACCGAACAATTATTGATACTACCGCGGTGGATGGATATCCCATCTCATCCTGGCCGACGCTTATTGTTGTCGATGAAACCCTAACAATTCATAATGGACTTCGCGGATGGAACGAATCAACGGTTCTTCGATGGGTCGACGAGGTGCTGGGCATCTCCGAAAACTAGTCTTAACACCACTTTTATTACTTTGGGTGGGGGTATCAGCGTGTACCCAAGACTATGCGATCCATGCACCAGTAGAATATGTCGAGGTCATTGTAGAGGTTGAAGTACCGGTAGAAACCGAAGTTGAAGTTGACGTGCCCGCGGGGGATGTCTGGGTCGATCATTTTTTCCAACCTACCTCTGTTAATGGCGTTGATGTTTTATGGGTTATTGATACATCTGGTTCTATGAATAGTTTTCAAGATGAACTGTTGGCAGGGATTGAAGCAATGCTGAATAATCTTCCACCCTCTGGGTGGAGATTAAATATGATCTCTAATTCGCCAGATAAAGCAACCATTGATCAACAATTTCCCCTCGTTCCTGGGGACGGATTCGTTGAAGCCGAGGCTATGTATAATGCCATGTCTATAGGACATCAGGAGGAAGGGTTTGATGCAACATATGAATATATTATAAACAACCCCTACGCCTCTACATGGATGCGACATGATGCTGCACTATTGGTTGTGTTGGTATCTGATGAGGAAGATCAAAGTAACTTTCATTTTCCGGTTGTTGACGATTTTGTTTGGTGGTATGGTAGCCTAAGATCTTCGGTATTTCTTGCATCAATAATCCACCTTGACCCAAGTATGTCGCTATGTAACTCATCAACACATAATGCTGGATACCGGTATGAAGATGCCACAACACAATTTTCTGGCACTGTCGTTGATATTTGTGCAGCTGATTGGGCACCAGGTGTTGCCGATGCATCAAATCAAGTTGAACCATTTGAAGAATGGGAACTTACATGGATACCATTAGTAGACAGCATCGTAGTATTTATTGATGGAGTGCCAGACCCTGAATGGACTTACGATGCCGCAACAAACTCAGTGTTGTTTACGGTCATTCCTCCCGGGGGTTCCTTGGTCGAAATAGGTTATATCATCGATCCAAGCTTTGTAGATACTGGTGATACTGGTGATGATGATGACTCTGGGGATACTGGCAGCTAGTTTTGGCTAGCCCATTCTTCTTCGTCATAAGGATCATGAGTACGAATTGTGCCACGATATCTTGTTGTGATGGGTGCTAGCTCTGACGTTACTATATCATTTTCCACATCATACACATATTCTATTGGGATGAAGTCAAAATGACCGCCATCCTGACTATCGTCATTCCAGTTGTCATTAAAGTTATTATAGAAATCTTGAACTGCAAACCAGTCACGAGTAACTAAGATATTCTCGAAATTGGTTTGAGCATTTGAACTAAAGTTAAATGAACCTGTAAAAACAGATCCGGTGCCATCTTCTCTATACTCAACGATATATTTGTTGTGGTGGATTGTACTACCCTTATATGCATAGCTTATTTCACCACTACCATTATATTCTAGCTCAACCTTTCCATTGCGCGGTGGATCGTTTGGACACTTACCTGGCTTACAGTCGCATATTACAAGTTCATAACTACCATCTTCATTGAGCTGTGGTACTTTATCTTGTTTCGTTGGAACCCCTGCATCCTGTAAGAGGCGCACTATCATTTTGGCCTGGGCACTACTACGGTTATTATCAATGATAACCCTTACAGTACAACCCCTATTAACATGTGCATTAATCAGCGCCTGAGCTAATCTTCTAACTGTGAAAGCATATGCAGCCAATAAAATTGTTGATCCATCAGGGCACCTATCAACAAATCCGATTGCATGATTAATTGCTGGGGTATCTTGTCTAGAAAAATGACACCATGTGTTTCGATCAGGTTCTGGACATGGTTCAGGTTCTGGACACCTGGACATAACATACCGTTGCCACCAGGTTGCTCTTCGTTTCCCCATTATCTTGGCCCATCGATTTTGAAGTTTTTAAGAATGTGACGAAGTATCAAAGCAGCTACAACCAGCATGCCGACAGATGCACCAACAAATATTGCTAGTTCCATTATTTATACCTCTTTCCATCTGCTGCAGTATGGTATCCACCATGACCTTTTTTCAATACACAAATATTATATTCTCTGTCTTTGGAGTATTTAGCAGTTAGACTCATTGATTCTTTACATTGATCTAAACAGTGTGCACATTGTTGTTCACTCTTAGGAATAAAAGAAAGTACAGTTATTAGTAAGCCACCAACTATCATGGCTGTTATTGCTACCCATATAACTGACATACAATTCTCCTATACCGACATTGTATCGATGATGTTCCTGCGTTGGTACATCATGGTGTGGAAGGCCCTTAGTACTTTCTTTGATATTGCTATCACTGCCTTCTCATGTTCCTTACCCTTGAACTCACCTTTGATAGCTTCACTGACTATCTTTTCCACTTCCTTCTTGAAGCCGGGAGCTCTTAGCTGTTTATCAAATTGCTTACGAGCAATCTTCTCAATTTCTTTCTTATCAGTCTTTGTAAGCTCCTCGGTAAGGAGGGATTCAATATATCTTCTAAGAAGTTTTTTATTGCCTAACATTTGTGATATATCCTTTTATGCTATACATTTTCCTGCCAATGTGAGTACGTCTTCAGGGTCGTCGAGGCTAAAGGTGGATTTAGGGATTTGATTATAGTTCAAACTAAGTGTAGCTCGAAGAACCATATTTCTCGAATTCATAATCTGAACCTTTATTGTCGGCGTCGGTAATGAAGCAATTGCATCACTAAAGCTTAAAGTTTCCAACCCTAATGGATTATTACCTATATGATATAGACCCTTATTCAAAATTTGAATATACTCAGCTTTCTTTTCAAGATAATAATCCACAAGAATATTTGGTGTAATTTCTATCTTGGGTGCGCTTTGACTAATGAGGGTTTTTCTCTTTATAATACGGTATTGATCTATTGACATTTGTGTTGAGAATATACCACCTCGGAATCCTTTACCATTGTTAATATATTTTGCCCATCCATCATTTAACTTATTCATCCATGCTCTAATTCCAGGATCATTAAAGCGTATTGCCCTATTAAGAAGCCTCGAAATCATTAATGCATTTTTCTTAGACCTTGACGCTTTGGATGGGCTAAACGGATACATTTTTGCATTATATGAATAGCGTAGCGTCGGCTCCCCAAACTTTCCACCCTTCGCTTTAAGTTCAAATCCAAGTTCTCCTTGGCATGTTGCTACAACATCAGTATATCTTGGATCTGTTCCCTGTATTACGGTGATCCCCGCGGACTGGAGTACCTTTACCGTATCCTCTTCATACTTGTATCCACCACCACGTTGGCCGCCTGCGGCGAGGGCGGCAAAAATAATGTTCTTTGTCTGAACCTCTCCGTTCTGGTCAGTGCCTGAAACCTCATATGTATTATATGTTCCTGAAATATTCATGCTCATATTTTGTACGGTGACGGTCGCCGGGTCTAAGTTAAAAACAGTAGTAACAAGGTCTTTTGCTTTTGTTTTAAGTTCCGTATCGCTTTGGCTATGTGTGTCTTTAGTATGAATCCGAAAGTGTGCAGGAACCCCAGATTTAGTACCAACACCCGTATATTTTACCCCACTAGGGGTTTTAATATCTTTAATTCCCACCTGTGGAGCAGTAGCTTGAATTAAGCGAGCATCTGATGCCCCTGATTCTGTTAAGAGTAACTCCCGAATCCATTCTCGTAACAACTTCTCACTCATCATCATATTCCTATTAAGAAACTTAGATCTGCCTCGAGATCAACCGTTGATGGTGATAAACCAGATAAGACTAGCCCATTATTCCATGAGATTGATGATCGTTTATTAGCAACCTTAGGATCTGCTGCCTTTTCAGGATCTGCACTATGGTAAGCAGTTACACCTGCACTTGACCCACCCCACTTAAGCCGAGACCTAACCTGGACCTTGGCAGGAGCAAACTGCGGAACGCCTAATCCTAATGGGTCTGAGTCTAGATAGTAGAACCCATATCCTTCCCCTACCTGGATATAGTGTACACCCTTTTGGATATAGTTTGCATAGATCGCATCGGGTGTTACATCCACCTTCATTAATTCAAAGGAAAAATCTGGATTCTCATTTCGAAAATCCCAATACTCTTGATTAGTTACGGACATTGGAAGCTTAGGCGACCCAAAATATGCCATAAACTCTTCCATATGCTCCTGAACCCCGGGGCCACTAAGGATGAAATCATCAATCAAGCCTATATCATCGTAGAACTCAGTAATAGCGTCTGTTGATCCCCAATTCCACTTTCCTCCACCATGATACCTGCAATTCTTTTGACCCGCAAATACGTTTGGACTTAGCTTTGCTTCAATTCCATGTTCTCTACCAGATGAATCAATAAATACCAGGTCTGCGCCATGGCCAGCACCTGCTGTTGCCTGTGATGGTCCGAGATCAGCAGATGCTAGCATTGCCTGTAGCTTGGCCTCATACTCAAATCCGCCCTTGGCAAATGCCATTTCCGAAAGTAGTTTTTCTCTAATCCATTCTCTTAATAGTTGTTCTTTCATATCAGCCTGCCATTATCGCCATTCTTACATAAGTACGTAAGAGCGACTCATTTTTATCTGGTTTTGGTGCCGACATTCTTGAAGCCCGGCCTACAATCTGGTTATTCATAGCAAAAGTGCCTGTTAGCTTATATAGTACCCTACTGCCTGGTGGGTGTTCGAATACAACCCCTTCCATATCGGATGCAACATTCTCGATATCACCGAGTTTCCCTAGTTGCTTATCCAATAATGCAGCAGCAGCCTCAGCATTTTCCTCTGGTACATTTTGAAGTGCAACGATAGCACTTTGAAGTTGCTCTTTCATCCTGGCAATCTCAGCATCATGATCACTAACAAAAAATGATTCCAGACCTTTAAGCACTTCAATTGCAAAATCACTGATGGCCTTCTCTATAGGGCCTACTGCACGAGATATTGCGCCGTAGCGATTAGTTGTGGTAGCTATAGCACTAATAGACTTTCGAACGTCCTTAGGCACCATCTTCTTTAAAGCATTAACATTTTTGGCACCCTCTTTTCCGAGGATCGTCTTTAATACTTCTTCTTGTTGGTCAACGGGGATTGGTAAATCACCAACAGGGCCAGTCCTTAAACGTTCAGCAACATAATCACCAATAGTAGCATCATCACTCATTCCTGTTATGGAATCAAGCTCAGCAGCAAAATCACTATATGCAGACCCATCTGAAATGTCATTTAATTCCACTAGCTTTGGGCCGGACATTTGCCAGCCCTCTTCATCCATTTCACCTTCGGCTGTCTCTACAGCAGAGACCAATGAAGAGAATGCACCACCGGATTCGATGGTCTTCTTACCTTCTTCATCGAATTGGTGCATGTTATGTAAGACAATCCAGTCACCACTGTACACGATAATGTTGGGATTCTTTGTATACATGATCTCGGCATTGATATAGTTCTGGCCATGATCACCAAAGATTTCTTGTAGCTGTTCAGGGCTAAGCTTGCCCATGGCTCGCTCTACAGCATGGAACCCATTCATAAATGCCTTAGCAACATTAGGGTTCGGATGGGCAGCCCATTTGGAGGCATACTCATCAGGTGACATTCCGCCCTTTTTGATATCACCGTCGTTTCGCGCGGTGCGGATCTGGCCCACACTAGCATCCCATGTAAAGAATACATTTTGGCCGTCGACCTTTTCAATAACATCAATGTTAGCTGTTGCTACATCTGATAATATCGATTTGATCTCGCCAAACGTAAAATCTAAATTTTCATGAAGGTGACTTAAATGTCCTGCGACTCCGCCCATCTGTTTTTACCTCTCTAAGATTCCTACCTTACTAATTATATCGTAACAAGGGGGTATTTACAGGAATGGGACTAATCTTCTTCAGTTAACATTTCTTCCTGCTGCATCTTATCAAATTCTTTGAGTGCAGCACGTTTCTGGCGGCGTAATACATTCAATACACCATTATAATGACCGCGTGAATCTGACCTGCTTGGACATGTATCCCGAACCCATACTGCATCTGCTATACGAGCCCCAATATCATCTACACAAGACTGGCAGCCGAACTGGACCATGTTTCCACCCAACGTTTTATATGATGCATCACCAGACATTTCACGGAGCATTTCCCTGACTAGCGTTTTTACATACAGCCTTTCGCTTAATTCACTCATTATGCACCCCTCATTAATTTTCTAGCTCTTCTTAAAATGGCACCTTTATCGGCTGCCTCGCCGACAACAATTGGCACATTTTCATTATCTGCATCGCCCTTAGGTACCTTAGCTTTTTCGGCAGGTGTGTCAGGTTTCTTTTCTTTTGACCCAGCCTTAGGCTCTTTACCTTTCATGGTAATGCCAACCTCACCGGGAGAAGGTGACTCAGAACCAGAAACACCAGATGATACAATTTGTGATATCCCGCTTAGAAAAACAAACAATGATTGTCGCTCGCCTGCAGATAGCTCTGCTATATACACATCAAGGTTCTTGCGGACCTTCTCATCCTTAAGAGATGAACCACTGCGTATCATATTAAGCTGATCAATAACGTCCCTCAGGCCTGCCCCCAGGACCTCCTTACTGGTCGGAACTTCAACATCCTTGGTTGACTTGTCTGCAGAACCTAATTTCGTAAGGTCTTTTCTAACAATTTTTCTTTTTTCAGTCCCAGTATCTTTATCATCCTTTCCAGTATCTTCTTCTTCGTCAACTTCATCCTTTTTATTTTCATCGGATGCACGAAGGCCGGCCAGGTCCTTATCCTTCTTTGCTTGTTGATGCCGTTCACTTTCATAAACAGGTGGTAAGGCTTCCCTTACGCTCTCCTCAGCAACTCGCTCAAGAAACCTAGCTAGTGCGGATGATGTCTTGATGTCAGCCATTATTCTTCCCACTTATTAATAGGGTGGAGAGGTATCATCCTGACCCTATTCTGTGGGCGCTCTCTATAAAGCTTGTTATACTCTAGGGCAGGGTTATCTTCATGGCTTTCAGCATATGCCTTCTGTTTTGCCTTTGCTTCCTGCTCACGCCTAACAATGTCATCAATAAACTTGTCAAAATGCCCAGCTTGTTCGTTTTGATCACTCATTGTAATGTCTCCTTAAAGGTAATTATTTCGCCCATGCGCCAAAAGTCAGAGTAACAACAGAATTCGCAGACTCCTGCCACTGGATTAAAACATCAACATTCGCAGTTGGTGTAACATCAGCTTTCATAAGCTCCTTGTCGTCGCTAGCAGTATATACCCTATATGATTCCAGGGGTGACACATTCAAAAGCTTACAGGCATCCACTGAGGGTGTTGAAAAGGTATACGATGACTTGCCATCTTCAATAGTTGCCGCAAAGCATAGTAGCGTCCCAGTAATAGTGTAGTCACTAAAAACAAATTCACATGATGGATCTAATCTAATATCATCATCTAGCTTCGGGTAAAATTCACTAAGGTCAACCCTACTCTCTAGCTCATCACTCATAATCACGTTATCTGGATTTCCCATTATTCTGTTCCACTCGTTATCTATATTCGCCACCACTGGCTCCTTCTTCTTCCATAGAAAAATATCTCACATCTTGTAAGATGTTATCAACCACCTGTGCATACTCTTTATCCACCTCGGTTACATCGTTCACATCATGAGTATATACTTCTATTATCACCTTTCGATGATCAATTGTAATCTTTCCATGATGCTGAGAGTCTTCTTGATACAATAAAACTTCATTTAGAAAAGAGAATAGTTCACCAGATGAGGTAAATTCAAACGTTCGCATTAGCCTATTAGGGTCTGATACTACTTCCCATGTATCGGTCTGCACTGGGCACACTGGTAACTTTCTCGATGATACAAAAGATTCATCAAGCAATTGCTTCGGTCCTGGTGAATTGGTAAAATAATCACTCATTACGTCTAATATGCTACCTGACATCTGCTTTACTCCATGGCTTTTTCATGGGCATCCCAGTCAATCTTTGGATCATCTTCTTTTTGCCCTGCTTGAAACTTTGCAGTTGATGTTAATGCTTGCTCTAATGCCTTTTGCCGGCGACCTTTACTCTGCTTGCCCCATTTATCTTTTGCAACATCCAGAATGTCAACATCAAGCTTCGCTAATTTAGAGAGCTTAGGCATTTCCGCATTTGCGAGCCTGGCTAGTGCCGTAGCTGTTTTATCTGGGTCGTCATCTGTAACTTCACCCTTCTCAATAAGTTCTTTATAATCCTTATTAATCTTTTTTGCTAGCTTCTCTTGACTACGAGGCGTTTCACCTAAGGCTTGATTTAAGACAGTTTGGCGTGATCTCTGAGGTAGGTTCATTTTATCAATTTCTGTGCTAATGGCATCAACTGATCTTTTCTTAATAACCCTCATTGCCGGCCTCAAAATATGTGCCGTAAAGAAAAACCTATATGAATCTAACTTCTTAACAGCATCTGGGGATTGCTGGAGTTCTACAGCATCTTCTTCGTCTATATAATCACCAGCGAGCATTCCATCAATGAACTCAGCTGCTGCAAAGTCTCGTAACTCTTCTACATCGTTATGAGGTACGTCATCAATCATATATCTCATCTGTGCTAGCCATCGTTCGCTTGCTTGACGCATTTGTGTAATGGAGCCTGTCCCTTCCTGATCTGCAAGGTCCTCAAGGCTCATTCCATCAGGGGTATTATCGATAGGTTCAACTTCGTCCTCACCCGGATCCCAATCATGTACCGATAACTCTTCTTCAGCATATCTTGGAACGTCCCAATTAGACATTGCCTCAATCATTGTCCGCACTTGTCGGCGAACACTTTCTTCAGTTACTTCTTCCTCAGATGGCTCTTTATTTTCAGGATGATTATGTTCCCCCATTGCATCATCATATAATCTAAGCATATCCCTATAAAATGCCGCAACTTGATCGCCAGGTATCATTCTTGCAATCTGGTCGGCGGCCCGGGCAAGTTCTTTTGGATTTTCTGGAATAAAATCCTCATCTTCAATAGGCGGCCTATCATCTGCTAGTTGTGTAGCCATCATTTCAGTTGGCTCAATAGGCACCTCACTCGGAACAGTTGATTCCGTCTCGGGTGTTTCGTTATCTGCCGAATCTGGGCCGGGTTGATCATACATCCCATACCTTATATTTTCACGTTCAAAAAGAACACCATTCAAAAACTTTCTTAGCGCTGTACGCTTAACTGAAACACTCATATTAAAACTCCAAACAAATTATAACTGGATACTCCAGCACTTAAACACCGCCCAATAATATTTTCATATGGGCCTTTTCACACCCGCCTATACCACGGCAATACCAACCTTCATGATCTGGACCATATCGGTTTGCATATTTTTCTTCTGGGTGCCTACCAACCCAATCCACCTTCTTGCCAGTTAGGGCTTCAACTTCTTCCTTGCTGGTTACTGCCGGTACACCATAGCGTGTTATCATAACATGTGCTATCTTTCCAGACATCTCGGCGATGTCACCACTCTTAAGACCTTCGGCAGTCTTATCCAGGTACATTTTAATTGCAGCTTCACTACCATCATGGCCAACTATCCCCATCTTCATCCTTCCGCCGCGCATCTTCCCTCCGCGGAAATAATCAGGCTCAGGATCACCATCAATCTCAGCAGCCTTCATAACTGTGTATCCGGCTGGAAGGTCGGATGGGCTCTGGACCTTTATGTTACCAAATTTCCCATCACCTAGCGGGACTTCACCATAAGCATTTTGGATTAGATCAAATATTTCATCATCTAAATCACGTTCCTCAGGACAGGGAGGTTCTACACAATCTTCATCATCGAAATCCTCAGGAAAAATTGGAATAGCCTTCCCTATTGGTGCATTAAAATCTGCCCATTTTTTTTCTATCAGCATACGTGCACGGTGTGCCTCAAGCTCTTCTTGAATAATGCGTCTTAACTTAGACTCTGAAATTGATTTACGTTTCATGTCACCTTACCTTGTTTCACTTAGGCCGTAGTTCAAACCTATCGCTAGCGCGCTGGTTGCAACAATTGAGATGGTCGCGACGAATGCAGGGTGCTCATACCACCTTCGCTTAGCTGCCTCAAGTGCAATATCTCGTTGTGCAGTAACCTCTGCTATTCTTAGTGCATCTAATTGTTGCCTTGTACGAGCTTGATCCTCAAGCATCCTCATTGACAATACATCAGCGTTCCTAACCCTTCCCATAGCATAATCTAGCTCATAATCAAAACGACTTTGGACAAATGATTGCCATGCTAGAAAACTGGCTGCTGCTTCTTTATTTAAGAATATGCCTTCGCCCAATGTGGGATATGCACCGGCAGGGATAGGGGTTACCGTACAACCTGCACATGTTGATGCATTTAGAGTAAAGTCAGGAAGATCTAATTGTAACTTAAGATCCGCCAGCGGAATCAATGTACTTTCATAAGTTAGCGTGGGGGCGCCAGGTGATTCTGGTTCCTCAGCATATACTGTAGAGGGCACAACAATCAGCATCATAAAACATAATGTGATATATGAAACTGCTTTTTTTCCCCATGATCTCTTCATTATCCCCTACCACATCACTTGATTAGTCCAGCTAATCGTTGCCAGTTCTCTATAATCACATCATCATTAGACCGATATGATTCTTCCGTTTTTTCTTCTTTGGCATAAGGCTCATTAAGGTCAACTTTTCCTTGTTGAAGTAACTCAATTGCCTGCTGCAGGTGACCTTTGCCCTTACTAATTACAGGCATATCAGGTCTCTCTGGGAACCCGCCAGGGACTGATAACGTTAGTTGAGATACGTTTTCGCCCATTTTCTTTGCTGCTGCAGAAACGGCAGCATCACCCTCTTCATCGGTCCATTCTTCACATGCTGCTTGACACTGATCAGCATCGGCGCCCCAAAAGCCGGCTTTGACTAAAGCCTGAAGCTGTTCTAAGATTCCAGCCTCATTGAACTGGTCAAATCCTCCACTGCCTTCTTTACCTGAGGTTATGCCCAGTTTCACAGTAATCATATTTAAGGCTGCAATCATCTCTTTAGCAGGAAAATCGACAATATAGCCCCCTACTGAGGCTGATGGGTCTATCATACCAGTTGCTATCCACCGGTGGTGGCCATCCATGATGTGGCCGTCGTTAGTAATAATAGCACCTAAGTCACCACCTGGGCCTGTTGGAAATGGTTTAACCTTTAGAATTGCACAGATTGCAAATTGGCATGCCTTTTCAATGTTCATTGATGACTGAGAAGGCTTTAGGTTACTTACAGCAATGTCCCCTGCCTTTGCACCCACCTTATCATCATCTGCATCACCGTCGTCGTCGCCACCAGTTGCCAAAAGTTCTGCCTCATCACCAGCTTTAGTAGCTGCCTTGCTAAGAGGCATTGGAAAGCGATCCGAGTCAACCTTGGTTGGATCTGCATCCTCAAAAAGAACGTCTGCTAGACTAGGTTTACGCTTTCGTTTGCTCACTTTATTTTGAAGCACTTCCCGAATCGCCTTACGCAATTGTGTTTCATTCTTAATCATGATACATAATCTCCTTGATTTCTATTCATAAATATCATATCATACCTCAAACAGTTAATAAATATCATCAACTAGGGGGTGGTGTTACCTCTGCCCCAAGGGCCCTGGCTATATCCTCAGCCAGCTCCTCTATGGATTTCTCGTTATTCTCTTTAATAGCTTTTTCCATTGCTTTCTTAGTTTCGGATCGGTGGAGGTTATATTTTTCCTGAAGCTCTGCTTCAAGTTTATGATAATCTGCCGTTCGTTTGATCTCATTTTCACGGGCTTGTCTCAATACTTCCTGCTCACCCTTAAATCGCTCATCGCTAGCGCCTATCATCTTTTTAGCTAATTCAACCCCATCTTTTCTTGTAAGAACCAGTATAACACCAAATAATCCTAATACTACAAGCCACCCATATTTCTTAAACCAAAGCCATGTCTTTTTAGCTCCGTATTTGAAAGTAAGCCATGTCATTATGCGCCCTCTTCTTCCTCTTCACTTGGTGGGGGTACAGCAATCGAAGGATCATCTGGTAATGCAGGGTCAGAAGTAGGCTGATTTGATGGTTTTTTAACTGCCGATAGGTATCCTGACAGCGATGCGCCGGCGCCTTTGTTGGCAGTCATTAATGCAACAATATCCTGTGCGGATTGTGCTCCTATGAAAACTAGTAAAATTAATGTTAGATTATTCTCTGTTAAGATCTGAGGAATTGTTATTGATCCCTTAGAAATTAATGCCACAGCCCATGGTGTAAGAAAAATTGCCAAAGCAACTAATGTAACCATTAACTTTCTAGAAACAACCTTTTGTAATATTCGGTCAACTACATTATTTCTAGAAAAAATTCCCGGAGTCTTCTCTTTATCATCAGCCATTACCATACTCCCTAAACGTAAAAAACACGTATCTTTCAACACATAAGTATTGCAAACACGTGCTTTCGTATTAAGGAAGAGAAGAAATGTGCTAGTTTAACCAGCCACCGCCATTGCCACCGTTGCCATCGTCGTCATCATCGTCATTACCATCCCAAGAGTTAAGGCCCCATTTTGCAAATGGGTCTTGGGAAAAATGACCAACTACACTTTGTAAGCTCTCATATATCGTAGCCATATCTGTAGCTAGCGCATTATTGGCCTGGGCAATATATTGAACTATTAATTGTGTCTCCTGTAGCCGGCTCTCAAGCTCTAAGACAACCTTATTTAGTTCTGTAACTGATTTTTCTAAGGTCTCAATTTTCTTAGCTTGAGCCTTTATCGTGCGGGTGCCACCCTTACTATCTGTAGAGTCACCAAATAATCCAAAAAATGCCATCTGCTAATCCTCCTGGCCCTTGAGCGGATTCTCTCCCTCTATTGCTCTAAAAATTGACTCAGCATCTGTCTCAGAAAATCCCTCAATAGTCTTGGTTCGCTTACACTCAGCTAATGTCTCAAGTAGGTCTACCATATAGGGTTGAGCCTCTACTATTTGCCTTGCTGTAGCTTCGAATATTTCCTGCATTGAAAGATGATGCTTAAATGCCACCATCCGAAGTGCTGCATGGGTTTCTCTAGTTAAATTTATATGTACAGATTTACGAGTCTCAAAATCTACATAAGAACTAGGCATTATGCGCCACCATCAGCTGCCATTGACCCTATCGCCTGAGGGGCTGGGGGTGTTGATTCATCATCTGCGGCGCGTTGTGTTGCACCAACATATTTGTCATACGTTGAATCCATCATCTCTTCAAAATATGTAGTAGTTTCTTGATCATATTTGTCAAGGAGGTAATCCTTTGCTTTATTTATAATCAGCGCTTCCATATCTAGTAAACTATCATAATTGTCAATAAGGCGACTAACGTCGCCAGCAAAACTAGCAATATCAATGTTGGTTGACCCAACCCAATTGGGGGCGGCGGCGGCAGAAGCTTCTTCTTCAAATAACATATCTGCCAAAGGTCGTTTATGCCACTCAACTTCAATTTCGACATCAGGTGCCACCCGCAGTGTATTATCTGCTGCAACTGTTGCTGATTTCATTGCCTTCGTTTCAAAGTCAATAAGATAAGCTAAGATCTGATCATCAGCAGATCTGCTTAGCGTAGCTTGTTCTTCTGGACTTACATAAATGTCATCTTCAGGCTCTTCCTCTTCTGCCGGTGCATCCTCACCTCCTTCATCAGCAGCTTCTTCGCCCTCTTCTTCGGTTGCTTCTTCGCCCTCTTCTTCAGGCTCGGCCTCAAGAAGTAGATCAAACTCTTCTAAAATCAGCTTTTTCAAATGTTTTTTTGTCAAGCGCATTCTTAAACTCCTAAAACTAAATATCTACCAGCGGTATCCTAAGGTAATTCCTGGATACGGAACAACGGCCTCGAGTCCAGAACCCAATTTCCACACAGCCGCAATTGGAATATAGATTTCCCCATGAAGATGTTCTCCCCACACCTTACCTAGTCCTATAGAAGGGCCGCCGGCAAGATATGTATTTTCATAATCATAGCAATCCTCATACCCATTCGGATAGTCTTCACCGGGAGGTGGGTTGGCATCGACCCATTCACATTCTTCGCCCTGGCTATACATTGCCCCAAGCCCAATCGCGACATTTAAGTAGAAATTATCATCACCCTGGATTCTTTTTCCAAATTGTGTACCTGCAAAAACAGATCCACCATCTTCCTTATTCCAAGCCGGCATTAAAGCTAACTGGCCAAACCAGCCATCCATTGCACCGCGATATGTTAAGCCCAGGCCTGTCGTTGCACCGGCTGTAAAACCTACAGTGCTATGAAGCTGTTTTTTCTGAGTACCTGCATGGGCGCTGGTTGTTAGGGCTAATAAAAATGCACAAGCAACAACTAGTCTTTTCATGAGCTCATCACCTTGGCAATTTTCTCGGCTTTCTTAACACGTTTTTCAATAACATCCCAATCAAGCTCTTTCATCATAGCCCTAATATAGGTTTTTCTATCATTAAGATAATCCCTATAGTAAGATGTTTCAGAACAATCAAGAACAATTACAGGATATGATGATAGCGGTGCATTATTGGCCGCCAAGTCTACAACCACATTTACATAGCGGTTTAACCAAGAATTATAGACTGTCATAGCCCAGCCGCTACGAGATGATAGTGCACATGCGATAAAATCTTTCTGCCAATCATCAAACGTTCCAAAATCTCTTTCAAGGCGCATAAATGCCAGAGAATCCATTGCCAATCGACTTTGCATATCACTGATATTTTCAAAAAACATGCCGTGAAGAAATGCTGCATTTAGATTATATGACTCATCTACCTTAAGGTTTCGAAACTCAGAATGATTTGCATTAACATCCGACCTGTCCGTAGCATCCAGCTTGGCACTAACTTCATTTAGTGAAGCAATGTGGTGCTCCATTACTTCAAGGTGTGCTGTCTTATTCTTATTACTAAGAAGCTCTGTTTGAAGATTGAACTTCTTTCCTTGTGTGACGTAAGCTTCTTGAAGAACCTTTTTTGCCTCTTCGGCAGAGAGCTTATCCGGGGACATACCCAGGGACTCCCTAATGGTTCGAACTAGTTCCTCGCGTGTCAATGCAGATTTATTTGATGCCATGTTATTTAACCTCATATTCCTTTTCGAACTCTTCCTGATCAACTATAAATATCTCATCATCTGCAGAATCCTGATTCTTAAGCTTATATCTATCAGGTGCCTGAGCTGCTAATGGATCACCGGTTGCAGGTGGTTCAACTCGTGGTTCTTCCGGAAGATTCAATGTAACCTCAAGATCACCAGACTCTGGGTCTTCCTCTACATTATCTACCGTATATTCATATTGTGTATCTTTATGACGTACTTTAAGATCCTTTCCGACGATCATATTTCCCCTATCGTCGACCATATCGGATTCATCCAAGACCTCTGTTAGTCTTTTTTTGTACTCATCTCTCATCATTCGGATAATATCACCCTCGGTTAACATACTCATATTAGTACCCCTTAATTCCTGCTGCGCGCATCCATCGATGTCTTACCAGTTCATCTGTAGACCAGTCCGTATTATGATCAGCCATTGGGTCTGAAAATTCATCTTGAGGAGGTGTATCTAGATTTACTATACGTTCTGTTAGTAGTTGTGCATCGCGTTGTGAAAATCCTTCTTCAAAAATATCTTGGCCAACGGCTTGATTCATTGCTAGTCTAAATGCCCGACGTGATCTTGTAGCCTTACCACCCTCGCCGGCGATGTCAGGGAAACTCTTAAGAAGCCTGGCAAGCTTCAATTTATCAAATGGGATACTCCCCAGTGCCTGTTCTGCTTTGTCAGCCATTTCATCAGCAGCCTCAATATCTTCTGGGGAAAGTTCTGCATCTTCACCTGTTAGCTCTTCATCTTCTGTTTCTCCGCCGGTGGTGATGTCTGTTACAATTTCATCTTCCATAGCATCATTAATACCTTGGGCCACCTGTGTAAGAACAGCATTTTTGTCAACATCATCACCTAAATCGTCCGCGCCGCTCATTTTAACCAAGTCTTCAAATCCAATTTCTTCATTTAATAAAGACATAAGGGAAAATGAATGCATGGATCGGCGTTGAAAAGATTCTTCAAAAACGACACCCTTGCCTGAAAGAACTTGCTTAAAGCCATCAACCTTGCCGAGGTTCTGTAGGATCTTTTGTGCAGATGCACCATCATCAGTAACATCAAGGACTGCCTTTGCAATATCTTTCCATTGTTTACCTGCTGCCTCAGCATCATCTAGATTAGCCTCATCGGCAAGATCTTCTAGAGCATCTTCCGGGGCAACGTCACCGGCCTCGACTGCAGCATCAACAGCCTCGACTGCATCTGATCCATCTTTGACCCCTGCACCAGTTAGCTTCTTAAGAAAATCTGGATAGTTGTCTTCAATATACTGCATAAGATCAAAGTTTGGACGTTTTTGGGCTTCCCCTGGAGATGCTACTTTTCCGCCCTCCTCTTCAGCGGCGCCTGAAAGGTCATCCTCCATTCCGGCCATGGCTTCACCGGCTGCCTCGGCGCCTTTATCACCTTTGGCGTCGGCCTTCTTTACCTCAGCGACCATTCCTGCCAGTTCTTCAAGCGATAGTCCCAACATATCTTCAGTAAAAACTGATTTGTCGAGCTCTTTCCCCATTTTGCCCTTAAACCACCCCACAATTTTACCAAAAAGACCTTTTGACTCCTTTGATGGAACATATGAACGCTCGATACCTGTGCGTAGGGTTTTCTCATCAGGAAAATCCCCACGTTCATCTTCACCCATTGCCGCAAGATCTTTAAGCGATTTTTGTATTATTTCAGGTTTTTGCTCTTTTGCAAATGTTGTCTTCGATAACTGACCACCGAGAAGTGCAACAGAGTTAGCAAAAGAGTCTCTAGCTTTTTGAATCTGAGTCATGGCAGCAGAAGCGGTTTGTGCACGCTTCTTCATTGTTTTTGTATCACCCTTGATTGCTAGTTTTACCATTTCACCATTATCGGGCAGCTCAGCAACTAGTTCCTGGAAGTACTTTTTAACATTTTCCATTTTTGTGCCTGGCATGCTGCCAGCAAGGGCCTCTAAGCCTGCACGAGTTTGCTTCACCGCGGAGTCTAGTTTTTCTGCTTCATCTTCACTAACATCCTCAGTTAGCAAAAAACTCATAGAGCCATGACCTAATGACTCCTCAAGTGTAGTAAGACGATTTAGCTTATTAGAAGCTTCAATCATCATGAAGATATTTCGAAAATCCTGTTTTGTTGGACGAGTTAGCATATTTTATTTCCTTCTACCGATCGTGAAATGCACGCTGTACTAATATTATGTATTGTGCTAGGGGGTAAACTTCCGTACAAGAAGGCCCGATTTCCTTAACACGTCCAACCCATCAGTTATCCGATATTCCTCATCGTATATAACTTCGGCAACACCAGAATTAATGATAACTTTTGCACACATCTCACATGGAGACATTGTTACGTATATCTTCTTCTTCTGGGGATTGTTGTAATCTAGTTTTATACATGCATTTATCTCAGCATGAATTAAGCCAGACTTTCCTGGCTCTAAAGAATCAACTTCATTTGAACCACCTTTATAGTTGCCATTATAACCCAGGGCTAAAACCTGGGTATTCTCTTCATTCACTACAATCGCACCTACTTGAGATCTTGGGTCAATAGAACGACGGGCAATAAGGTGTGCCATCTCCATCCAAATATCATCCCACCCTGGGCGACCTTTTCTAGCTTTCTGTGTTATCATCTCCGGGTCCAGCAAGGTGTTCCATAGTTTTGTTGTTTGGTCCTTCATCCAACTCTTCATTGATTTTTTCCTCTCCAGTGACTGCAACCACTTCAGCATTTAATTCTTCCTCCGAGGCTAATACCTCATCCTGTACATCGAATAATTCTTCAATATTACAGTCTCCAGGAAGATTAAAGCCAGCTGCTTTGCGGTGGCCACCACCACCATATTTCTTAGCAATCTCTGATACATCTACATCATCATGAAATGCACGTAGGCTCACCTTGACATCATAATCATTATGGTCATAATACCAAATGATTGCAAAGTCACAATCTGGCGAAAGGCGAGCACCAATCTCCGACATCCAATGTGATGCATTCACAACCAGCACATCCCTTCCTTCAAAAACGCGCTTGGATGCTTTCTCACACACTTTCTTAACAACAGTCTTTGAATATGCTAGGACATATGAGCCCCTCTTTACAGCATCATCGAATACAGAGTCATCTTCAAATTTTTCAAATTCCTCAAACTCAAAGGGCACCATATCAAATGCAGCAGAAAATTCCTTTGAGTAAGGGAGTTCCCACTTCCAAAGGTCTCTATCTTCAATGTAGTTAATGAACTTTGGGACGTCCTTACCTGGATGAAAGAAATCCCAAGCCAACCGAGCGCCGGAGTGGGTCATATCAAATTGGGCATTTGATATATCATGTAATTCTACCACAGCGGACTTATGATGATCAATAATGATAAGATCCTTGGCATCCTTAATCATTTGCTTTGTTGTAGCATTATTATAAGAAAAATCCAGAATTGCTACAGTTTTACCAGTTACATCCGGGGGTTTTGTTCCATGTTTACATGCAAGGTATTCGGCTTTATTTCCTAATAACTTCCATGCAGAAAATGCAGCACCGAATCCGTCAGTACAATCTGCATGATAGATTACCAAATCTATGCTGGACGGTTCTAGCAATGGCATGACTAACTATCCTTTTCACGCTGGTTCATATAACTATGATGTTCCCAGCATCGTGGTTCATATAACTCTTTGCCACCAACTGCAATCTCTTCTAGGCCTTCGATTTTTCTATGTGTATAATAAGCATCATAACCGGTAACCGTACAGACTGCTGGACATACTTCAATCTTGGTAGCCCATGGCATCATATCCCTAATTTCCTCAAAAACATTTCCTGAGGCTGACAGTTGTAAAGATGAGACTACTATCGTCTTGCCGAGTCTAAATAGTTGCAGTAAAACTTCTGCAATCCCATTTATCATAAATGCTTCATCGACAGCAATAACATCAAACTCATCATACGTATCTTTCAAATAATTTAGAATATCATTTCCATCCTGCACACCAACTGCAGGAAACCTGCCCCCAGAGTGTGTGCTTATCTCAACAGATGAATACCTATCATCCATTCTTGGCTTAAACGCAACTACACGGCGGTTTTGATAATGGTATCTATCAACTACAGCAAGAAGCCTTGTCGTCTTTGATCCAAACATTGGACCAGTAAAAATAATAAACTCTGGATTCACTATAACCCCCACCATTCCCATGTTTTTCTAAGCCCTTCATCAAGAGAAACCTTAGGTTCATATCCTAAAACCTCATAAGCCTTAGAAATATCTGCCAAGGTATGCTTTATGTCACCTGTTCGAGCAGATGCACATACTGTCTCTATATCCCTAAACTTCCCTCGAAACTTAGCAAGTACTTCATTATTTGAATATTTTTTTCCCGTTGCAATATTCAAAATTTCACCTGCTAGTTTACCGGCAGGAGCTTCTGCTGCAAGAATATTTGCCTCTATAACATCATCAATAAAGACCATGTCTCTCGTCTGAGTCCCATCCCCATCTGATCTTAGCGGCTCATCTGTTGTAACTTTATGACACCATGCTGAAATTGCTGTAGCATATGGAGAATCGCCAAGCTGACGAGGTCCATATACATTAAAATATCTAAGGCAAACTGCCTCCAGTCCATAGAGATCGGCAAAAAGCTTAATATAGTCTTCACAAATACGTTTTTGAAGAGCGTATGGCGACTTAGGCCTCAATGTAAAAGATTCACTAACTGGTAGCTTCCCTAGTTCACCCTCTACATCACCATATACTGCGGCCGATGACGAAAATACAACTCGATCCACATTCCCAATAGCATAATAAAGTAAACCTACAGTCTTAAGAACATTTGTCTCTGTTGTCTCGACAGGACGCTCTACAGAATATTCAACTCGAGGATTTGCAGCAAGATGAAAAATTACATCATATGTACCTGCCTTAATTCTATCTAAAACATATTCATGTGCAAAATCAGCCTGAATCATTAAAAGATCTGGGGCATCATCATGTACTTTATGATTATAGAAATATAATAAATTTGCAGGAATTGTCCTAACGGCCAAGGGCTCTAAAAATACAAGGTTCCCATTTGACATGTCATCGACGCCCTCGACAGACCACCCTTCTGCAATTAACCTATGTACCAAATTGCTACCAATAAACCCGCAGCAACCGGTAACTAATGCTTTTTTCTTTTTTGTCATCTTCTACTCTCTAAAATTTGTGATATCCTACAAAGTCGGTTGATTTAAGCAGGGATCTTTTCTCATTTTTTAGGCCAAGTTTTCCGCATCGATGAGCAGCCAGTACCTTAACCCAGTCAGTCCAATATGAATCTTCTGTCCGAAGTAACGCAGGTGCTGATTTGATAATGTCTTGTAAGACGCTGGTATCTTCTGCATTCCGAATCTCTTCCTCTAACGCAAAGAGGAGAGTCGTCGGTGGCGTAGTTGTAACCGCAGGCATTGGTCCGATTTTTCTATGCAACTCTAATGCAGTCTTAATAGCATCTTTCTGCAACATCTTCTCCACCATTTCATAATGTCTTTCATATATGTGTAATGAATTACTCACGTGTGTATACGTGCCCACGTCAATGCCTAACTCAAAAGCCATTAGTTCTTGAAGCATTGTAAATGCTGGAATATCGTATGCAATTCCCAATATTAGATCTGAAGATCGCATATGTGCAACAAGGTGAAGCTTCTCATCCCTGATAAAGAATTGAAGCGACAACGTACAAGGTACATCTAGCTTAGCTTCCACAGAGTCCCAAGGCGAACGAATATGCACTACTGCCCGGCGGGAATCAGGGTCATTTTTTAACTCATTTTTAATATAGTCCCATTGAGAAAATGAACCACCAGCAATGCGCGGGTGGGGTTTGAAAATTCTAGCACCATATGCAGAATTTGCAGTTTTACCATCGTCACTAATATTCCTCCAGAATGAAGAGTAATTTGCTATCCACTCCGTCTCATTATTTCCAGATAAATACCACAATAGCTCTGCAACGACATATGTCGTAGAGAAATTTCTCATAGGCACATAAGGTAACCGATCAAGCGGATTCGTTATAGTAAATTTGCATGCTAGTTTCTCCTTAATCGCCATCCCTCGAGGTGCAGATTCATAATCCGGATCTTCATATACCTGCCTTGCTAAATCCAAATAGCATGATGTAAAATCTTCATATACGTTACTCATAAAATCCCCTAAGCCTGATGCTCGATAAATTCACAGACATGGTCGACTTTAAAGTCATGATATCTCAAAAGATTATCCCTCTGTTCTGCTACGATTTCTTCACGTTCAGTGGCGGTCATACCCTTTAGCTCGAGTACACGCTTGTTAACATCCCATCCTGAGTTAACTGACCAGTACTTGCCAAGTAAATCATCTTTTACAAACTCCGATGGTACTAACGCCGGCGTATTTGTAATAATATTCTCCAAATAACGAGGCGAAGCAAATCCCTGCCTTGCGTATCTTGGCTTTGTAATATGAACAGTTGCAATAAAAGAATTCAGTCTCTCCATCGACTCTCTAAACCCTAGCCGAGGAGCAAACGACACAAACGGATGAAGTGTAACCAAAAGCTCAGGTTGTACTCTTTCTGGGGAGCGTTGTAACCAATTTCCATGTACCGTTGTTTGCACCCCATTTTCTCGAAGTAACTTGCTTGCTTGTGAGTAGTACTTCATAAACATTTCATCTCGTTCGTAATTGTTTCCAATATACCCAAGCTCTAATGGCTGCTCTGCAGCAGAAAATAGTGGCTTGAAGTCAGACCAAAATGTCAATCTCTCACGACGTAAAAACTCATTCTTAGGATTAAATGTAGGGTCAGCAACAATCATCTCTGGCCAGGTTTTTTCATCTTCTGGGGTCATTTTAAGATCTGTATCCCATGCAATCACTGGTGTATTACCGCAGTAGTGGTTTAGCAGCTCTTTTTGCCTATCAAGATCTGGCTCAAATTTATCTGGGCCGGAGTTTTTATAAATTGGCCAGCGCCATTCAAGAAAAACAACATCAAGATCCGGTAATCCTTCTGAATACGTTAAGTTTTTATAAGGTACAGGTTCACGACGTTGTTGCAATGCAAATACCTCATGCCCCCTACTAACCAATGTATCTACCAAAAGGCGGCGACCATATCGATGCCCATCAGGTGTGTTGGCAATATTACATGAGTCAAAATCCTCACAAAATCCCCAATATGATAATCCAATTCTAGCCACGCTCATAACCTCCTACAAAGTTTAAGACTTCAAATAATTCTCTATCTAAATTTTCATCATCAACATTCAAAAAGAATGTATCACAATTTGTCCAATCACTAAATGCCCTGTAGATCTCTTCAATGTCCTGGAGGATCGCTGGCTTTATCGATTCGAATTGATCCACAACACCATCATAACTTGTTCGGCAGGGAATTATAATTTTAGCATCAAGGGCCGCGGCTCGATCATCAATCGCTCTTAGCACACCATAGTCTGTAGGCCTCTTGAATGCCTTAGAGTACACCCATTCAGAAGGGTACCACCTATCCATAATAACAGATGCTTTTGTTTGCTCCAGATATGATAAGAAATATGGGTCGCCATACGTCATTGCATTAATGAAATAGGATGGATCATCCTCAAAGCAACTCCATTCAGACTCATTCTTAAAATATGGGACCCCTATTACTCGCTCCAACTCCTTGGCAATGTTTGTTTTTCCACAACCATCAGGGCCTTCGAAGATTAATATTTTCTGTTGTTTATCCATTTCATGTACCCATTGCTATGTAACATAGTATACACTACATTAGCTGCATTGTATCAATCACCTTGACCATGGGAGGTATACCAATCGTCATCCTCGCCTGAACAAAATTCTTGCTTATCTTGTTTTACTACCTGCTTTAAGAGAGAGGCATTCTCAGCTTCAAGCTGGTCAATTTTTTGCTCAAGCTCTGATATCTTTATCCTTGCCATAAACAGTTCTTCTGTATATAGCTTTGAGATATCTCGTTGTAGCCCCTCTATGTCTTGGCGCAATGATGATATTGTATAGCTATCATCACCGGTCTCCCTGTCTTCTTTCCACTTCTTAAAAGAATCACTCATTGCGATCTCCTAGCTACTTAACACCTTCAGCTTATGCATCTTTGTTGAGCACCCAAATTCATTTTTACTTACCTCTGCAACACAGACAGAGTATAGGGGAAGGGGGGTTTCTCCATCCCATCCCCAACAGAACATTCGAGTTGAACCAGCGAGTCCGGCGGCAGTGAGAAGTAAATATGGCCGGCGGTTTTTTGTTAGCTTCGGTTTTGCATCGACAACAACAAACCAATATAGATCTTGCTCTTCAGCTTCATCAATAGGACGAATATTTCTCTCTTCAAGTTTTTCCTGAAGCTCATCAGGAACTAGCATCGCGGCATTGAAGTTACCCAGGAGCTCAATGGTATTTTGTGCCATCTCACGACGGGTCCACTCTGCCATATCCTGAGTATCGATTACAGCCTCATAAAAAGCGTTCTTTCCCTTAAATGGTTCTTTCTTCGTAGATTTCTTAATGTCATTATTGCGATCGATTAATACTTCATGGACTTGCCTCCAGGAAGAAAATTGTTTTCCCTCCCCCACGACGTCCATGGATCCTAATGCACGGATCCTAATCAGGCTAGCAAGAGCCCGCTTATTGAATTTAGAATGTCTCCACCCACCCTCTTCATTCCATAGCATATCTTCAATATTCTCATATGGGCGGTTCGCAACGATTTCATCAATCGCGGACTCACCAATACCCTTACATGAGAGAAATGATGGCATGAACTTCTTACCCTCTAGAATAGTCCATGTTTTATCAGCATGATTAACGTCAAGTGGGACAATCTTATAACCCAGCTTTTTGATTTCGCTGTAAGCTTTCTTTCGCTTATCTGGAGTATTAGACATTGCCTCGAGGTATGCACAGAGCCACTCTTCCTCATAGTGATGCATCAACCAGGCACAGTAATAAGATACAATAGCATAACTGACAGCATGGGACTTATTGAACCCATACCCTGAGAAGAAGAGGATCTTTTCGTATAGGTCATCTGCCAAGCTTTCACGCAGGCCATTGGATACGCAACCACTGACGAATCGCTCCTTAAGTTCTTGGGCTTGTTTCTTCATGGCCGCGGCCTTCGAAGCCGACCTCTTCATAATGGTACGGCGGATCATATCACAGTCTTCCTTGGGGAACCCTGCAACGACATGGCATAGTTCCATGACTTGCTCTTGGAAAATAATTGTACCGTATGTGCTTTTGAGCACCTTCTTGATGAGTGGATGCTCATAGTCGACATCCTCGGGGTTTGCCTTCGCGCCCAAATAAATCTTATGGACATCCGCGGAGAGCGGCCCAGGACGATAGATACTGGTCAACGTTGCAATATCCACAATACTACGAGGGTTACCCTTTTCAAAGAATCGCTGGGCTCCCTTCTGAGTCGCTTGGAAGATACCTCCCCAGCGCCCAGAATGGTAGACCTGCTCATAGACATCCTGGTCATCAAAATTGATCACCTTTGGATCCATGTGGGTATCAAACCAAGTACGTACATCATCAAACGTTGGCTTCTCTACACCCTCATGACGTTGCATGATCAACTCGATACTGCGCTCGATCATACGGAGTGTCTCCAAGCCAAGGAGATCGAATTTAATCCAGCCGAACTCTTCCAGGTGCTTATAATGCATCCCTTCGACCCATGGGGTTTGCACCTCTCCCTTGGCCATGATAACAGGCATGCGCTGTTCAATGTTTTCAGAAACAATAACCCCACCCGCATGTCGGCCGAGACTCTTATTCTGCTTGAACAGGATCTCAATTGGTTCAGCTACCTCTGGGTATTTCTCAATAAACTCCCGGAAGACCTTACTATGTTGGACCGCATCCTCGTATAGCAAGACAAATAGGTTCTTATCAGTCCCCTTCTTGAAGACAGCCCGCTTCACATCGTTCTCTACAGGACCAAGTACCCTATTCACCTCGTCAAACGGAATTCCGTAGAATCTCGAGATATCCTTCACCAATGATTTGAGTTTGAACGTGTTATAGTTCGAAATGGGTACAATATTCTCTTTGCCAAACTCCCTCTTCATCAGATCAATCAGGAGGTCTCGGTCGGCCACGTCACTATCAATATCTGGGTATTCCTCTCGATGCAACGATAAAAACCGTTCAAAGAGGAGCCCGTATTCAATGGGGTCCACATCTGTAATATATAACACGTAGTTAACAAGCGATCCAGCACCACTACCACGACCAGGACCTACCAGCATATGCTTACGTGCAATATCCCAGATGGCCTTCATGGTCAGGAAGTACTTAGAGAACTTCTTTTCCTTAATTACGCCAAGTTCTGTCTTAAGGCGGGTGATATACTCGGGATTAGTATGGAGACCACGTCTTACTAGCCCTTCTTTACACGCCTCGAGAAGTGCCTTGTCTTCCGTAAGCCCTTGTGGTACTACGTAGTTTGGTAGCTTCACCGACTTATCCGGGTGGATGTCACCAATCTCGTGATGCACAATATCATGGGTGCGCTCAATGGCATCGAACACTAGTTCATCATCATACCAATCGCATCCCTCTTTTACCTCATTATATGTGTCCCATACCTGCTCGGCGTTCTTTGGGTACAACTCACACTTGAGGTCCTCTCGGCTTTGGGGAAGGTTCTCGGGGTTGAACTCCTTATAATTGAGCCAACCCAGCTTGCGGTAGATTTCACGCTCTTTCCAGTGATCGGGGTGCGAGTAGTGAGAATCGGTGGTGACCACTAGCTGGTCATCAAGATTCTCGTTACGAGCAAATTCCATAATAGCTCTATTAACCAAGTTTTGTGCTGGAAGCTTATTGAACTGCAGCTCTAACTTTACATTCCCTCGGCCAACTGAATCTACTAAGCTTCCATATGCATTACCTACACTCGTTTGTACCTTGGCCATAAGTGAAGGGTCATCCAATAGTTTTGCATTGAGGTCATTAAACTCAACCTGTTGAAGATGGCGAAAAACCTCATAACATAGTGGGCCGCCTAAGCATGCGCTAGATACCATTAGATGGCCACCCTCGGCCGCCTCTTTAAGCATCTTATAGTCTACACGAGGAAACCTATAGAAGCCCTCCTTGTACCCCCTAGACACTAAATGAAACAACCTTTGTAGGCCAATGGATGTCTTTGGAAGGACCACCAGATGATGCCTGCGCTTCACAGGATCATAAAACTTACCTGATTTGGTTTCCTCTTCATTCTCAACAGTAACGCCAGCATCAACCTTGGTAATATCAATAGTTTCATCATCTACGTCAGTAATTGCAAGAAGAGGTGTTACTAGGGCTTCACGTTGTGCGCGCAGTGTATGTAGTGCATCCTTGTCACCTTTTTTGGCAGCCTTCTGGATCTCATAGTCTAACTTCCAAGCATCAAGATCCGGGTGAACATACATTTCGCAACCTGGAATAAACTTAAAATCTGCCCCTGCCTTATTCAGCTTCTCATTATAAAGCCAAGCATGAGCAAACGAATTCATATGACCATGGTTAGTAAGACACCACGAGTCCATGCCATTTTCACGAACAAAGTCAATATGCTCCTGAGGATATCCCAATCCGTCGAATGTTGAAAACCCATCATGGGCATGGAGTGATGTAAACTTGCTTGGCTTTTTTGACATGTATGTAATCCTATGTAGTCGCGTCTAGGGTAGTTCCATGTCTATTATATCTTATTGGTGCCTATTTTACACGTAGATTACAAACTAATTTGCTTATCCATATTTCGAAATCTCATACCGCCGATATACATACCTGCTATCTTCTGGATCGATGCCTACTTCACGTAATGCTTGTTTTACTGTTTCTATTCTTTTATCGCCGGCGGGACATATACAATACACACGTATGACTCGGCCGCCTATGTAGGCTTGTGCATATCCGAAATCATAACAAATCGAACAATGAGACATCGGCATTGAACTTCTCTATTAAAGCCCTGCATTTATTAGTTTAAAGTTTGTATCAACTACAAAACTCGAATGTTTCCTGGTCCAGCCCGGGTAATTTATTCCTTCATGATCTTGATCTGGTTTATAGTACGGAGGGGATACCCACAACGAAGCATGGACTAACTCATGAATAAATGAAGTGTTCCCTATCGTTCTATGCATCGGCTCTTTACTAGCATATACCCATATCCAGCCGGATGTTAGACAAAGCCCTATTATCCATGGCTTTTCTAGCTTTTTCCCATCTATCGTATATGCAGAATGTATCGTTTTCTTCTCCGGACTCCACTCTATCAACATACCGTTTAGTTCTTTCCAGACATCACCATTTGGATCACCAAACTCTGCTTTCCATCCCGTATAGAACATCAACATTGCCTGAGAAACGTCGTGCGAATCGTATTTTTTACAATTATGTACTATATGCCAGGCATTTTTGAACTTTGGAACTCGAATCATTTGAGGAAATGGCTGTTTCTTATCACAACCTGGATTATATGATGCATCATCATAATATGCTATTGGATGGAACTGTGAGAATAACTCAAGGCGCGCATGGGCCTTTACTAGTTCAAGATCATCATCAGCTGACGCATCTGTATTTAGGATAGTTGCTAATAAGCAGACACAAAAAAGAAATATTGCACGCTTCACGGACCCCCCTGATTTTGTTGACCTGGAATACACACGTCTTCAAAAACTTCATTTAGTAACTGAACTCCGGCCGGTACCGATCCCCCTAGTCCTATGTTAAATGCAGCAAAGTCCTTTATCCGACCCTCTACATCAAGCTGGCCACCAGGGAATCCCCACATATTTTTCCATGATGATGTTGTTACAACATAAAACTCATAGTTCCCCCCTGGCTGTTCTTCACAATCAGGGTTAGCTATACAGCAGCCAACGGTACAATTATTCATTCTTCCCAATACATCTGGCAAAGTAATCTGGTTCCATGTCTGTGGGGGCTCGTCGGTTAACAATACTATATATGGATATGCATCAGCTCTCCAATCCAAAGGCATGTTCAAATTTACATTTCCTTGTACCGGTTGTATGCACATTGAGGCATATGCTGCATCGAAAGTTGGTTCCCATCCCCCATTATTTTGGATCGAATTAACGTCTGCTAAAAATGGGCCAATAGGCTTGAACACTTGCCCATTGTTTGCATTTATTAATCCATACGTTGGACTGTTGCCACCGTTGGCTCCGGCTGGGGGAACTACGGCTACAGCAAATCTATGGCACTCTTCATCCGGGGCATTTGGCATATTTGTGGGTGGGCATAACGTCTGTTGAAATGTCCCAACATATTGACTTATGGATTGAAACAATATCCCAATCGGCGATTGTAGGCTGCCTGTATTACCCATTGAGCCTGAAACGTCTACTATGAATAACATATCAACTTTTTCATGAGGGTTTAGATCTTCATCAATCTCGGTATCACAATCGTTATCAAGGCCGTCACAGACTTCGTCGGTTGGCAGTACTTGGTCATTACATGGACCAGAAAATGCCTGCCCATCACACTCTCTCCACCCGCCTATGCAGACACCCACACCTTCTGTACCCGGTGGGCCTTCGTAGCATGGGTCATTTATTCCCACACAAATCTCTAAATTTGGATCCTGACTTACATCCTCAGAATCGATTCCGCATACACAATCATCATCCCACCCATTACAGACCTCAGCGGTTACACCAATAATATAACAAGGGCCCCATTCTGGAGTACCCTGCCCATCATCAACACACGTCCTCATACCTAGCCCGCAGGGTGGAATTACTTGTGTATCTGGGTCACCATTGATACCTTGAAGAAACATTGGATCTTCTTGACATGGAACCTGATCACCTATCTGACAGGGGCATATATCTTCATCATTAATAATGTTATCATTATTGAAGTCTGCAACCTCTTCATCGATTATTCCGTCGCAATCATTATCAATCCCATCACAAATTTCTGGTGCAGGTGCAGGTGCAAAGCATGTCCATGTACCTGCACCCCCTACATCACAAACATCCGGACCGGCGCCACAACCAAGATCACAAACCTGATTTGCGATGTCATTATCAATTGTGCCATTACAATCATTGTCAACACCATCGCAGAATTCTGTCTCAGGTGTTTGCTGATCCCAACAGTATAGCTCAGGTGCAACACATACCTTGTTTCCTCGATGGCATATCCCCACATTCTCGGTGCCGGCAGGGCCATGATAGCATGCGTCAAGCTCAATTAGGCCGCCACCATTTGGGCCAT